GACCAGCTACGTCGAGAACTGCGAGACCTCAGCGATCGGTCGTGCCTTGGCGATGCTCGGAATCGGAATCGACACGTCTATTGCGTCAGCTAATGAAGTGCAAGATGCAATCGCAAAGCAAGGCGCACCCGCCACAGCGAAGGCTGACGCCCCCGTTGAGAACATCATGGACAAGGCTGTGAGCTACATCAAGTCATCCACTGACAAGCAGAAGGCGTTCGACTCCATCTACAGCAAGTACAAGGAGCAGCTCACCGAGAAGCAGGTTGCTGGACTCAAAAAGTTCGTGCGATGAACCTGTTTATTCTTGGCGTCATCACAGGCATCGTTGCGAGCTTGGCGGTGGCAGGCATCATCATGGAGATGAAGGAGCGCGAGAAGGCAAAGGAGAGCAGGCTCAAGTACGCAGACATGCGTCGCCGCATGAAGCGGATGCGCATGACAGGCATGACGCTTGAGCGCATCTCCAAGCGGACAGGCGTGCCTGTATCCACAGTGCATCGCTACGTTCGATGATTAACATCCCCGAGGTACTTCAGGAGCGGTACAACAAGCCGCACCTGTCGTACTCCTCCCTCAAGGTCGCACTCACCGACATGGCGAAGTTCGACCAGTATATGAAGGGGGAACTGAAGTTCTCGTCACCTGCGCTGACCTTCGGAACCCTCTACGACATGCTCCTCTTCGAACGTGATAAGGCCATGGACACGTACACTATTCTCTCACACGACACGATCATGGATCGCTGTTCAGACAAAACACGTGCGTCCAAGCGTCCCAAACTCACGAATGATTACAAGGCTGTTCGTGCTCAGCTTGAGCAAGAGGCTGCCAATGGTGGCGGTATGCTTTGCACTCCCGAAGATTGGAAGATGGCCAATGAGATGATTGACCGCCTCGAACGTTGTGGTCTGGTCGGCAGCTTGCTGTCGTCAGGCAACTACCAAGTGGAGTTCAATGAGATGATTGGACCTGTGAGAGTCAAAGGCTTCCTCGACTGCCTTGGCGATGGCTTCATCGTCGACAGCAAGTCAACCAAGGCCGTTGACAAGTTTCGGTACAGTGTGCGTGACTTCTGTTACGACATCCAAGCTTACATCTACTGCAAGGTGTTTGGTGTCAAGAAGTTCTACTGGCTCGTCCAGGAGAAGACGTACCCCTATCTGCCTGCAGTGGTAGAGTGTTCTGATGAGACCCTGTTTACTGGGGAGATGAAGTTCCACGATGCGGTCGAACGCATCACCCGCTTCCTCGAAGGCGGACAGGCACCTGATCAGGACTATGTCGAGTTCAAAGTATAAGATTGTTTACGCAGGTTTGTTGGTTGCCCTGCTGTATCTTGCAACCATCAGCACATTTCAAATCATTTTAACTACACTATTATGAGCGATCAGAAGTATGATTCAGTTCTCGTCGGTTGGGCCGACGAACCAAAGTTTAACGACAACAACGAGCTTATGTCTTGGCAGCTCCGCCTGAAGGACCACGAGCTCAAGGACATGCTCGACCAGTACGTTACATCCCGTAACGAGCAGGGTCAAGGCGGCAACGTCTACATCACCATGTTCATGTCTAAGAACGGAAAGGCTTGCGCCCGTGTCTTCAACCCTAACAGCGAGGCTGCCAAGGAGAAGCGTGCGCAGAAGGCAAACAGCAATGCAGAGCAAGAGTCTGCAGACTTGCCCTTCTAAACCAGTAGGGTTATACGCAGCCATGGAGTGGGGGCTGAGGGACATCACGTTCCTCGGTCCCTATTCTTTCTGCGGAAGTAAAGACAAAGTCAACCTCACATTCCACTGCAGCATGCAAGACTACGACGAAGATTTCATGGTGTACATACCAGAATTCACGGAGAAGTTCATCTGCCTTGTCATCCCCAACAAACAGGGAGACAACAGCGTTGTGCTCACACGTGAAGACTGCCTGCCCGTGATGAAGACCAAGGTCAGCATGAAGTGGATTGCGGACAAACTCAAGCGTAAATGGGAAATGAAGATCTACCCAGTATCTACCACATGAATGCCGACGTTGCCTTTAAGAAGGGCAAGCTCATCCATCACCGCTCTGCGTGGGTGGTGAGCAGGTACACCACTCCTGCGGAGATCATGGCCAAGGACAGCAAGACCATGAGCAGACTTGAGTCGGAGCTATATGGCAAGACGTACAAGGGTGTGCGTCAGGTCATCATCCGAGCTGTTGACGGAGTCAAGCCTGTAGGTAAAGTAAATCGGATTGCAGTATGAAGCCATCTCAAAGACAAGAAGGCGGTGAGCATTACAACATGCCTATCCAGCCGACAGAATTCATCCAGAAAAACGGCATCCCTTTCATCGAGGGTAACGTGATCAAGTATCTCTGTAGACACCGCCGAAAGAATGGGGCGGAGGACATCCTGAAAGCCATTCATTACCTCGAACTAATCTTAGAATACGACTACAATGAAAGTGACCTTCTTTCAAACCGTCTTCGACAAGAACGCGCCACACCATGTCAACGTGTCGACTGCCCTCGACAGAATCAAGAAGGGCCAGTCGAAAACTACGATTGATGCGGTACGTTCAGGCAACAAGGACGCGAAGAAGAAGCTTCCTGTCGTATGCTTTAGCGGTGAGTTTGCGTCCCGTGCAGACGATGCTCTATTCGAGCACAGCGGTTTCATTGTTCTGGACTTCGATCACATTGATGTTGCTCAGGCCAAGAGCGCTTTGGCTACGGATACTCACGTCTATAGCTGCTGGGTTTCACCGAGTGGTGATGGCCTCAAGGCTCTGGTAAGAGTCACCAACCCTGAGCGTCATCGCGATCACTTCCGTGCCCTCCGTACCTACTTCCACAAGCAGTACGACCTGGAGGTGGATGAGTCGGGCATCAATGAGTCACGGGCTTGCTTCGAGTCATACGACCCAGACCTAGTGCTCAACCCTGACGCCAAGAAGTTTGGCGCGTTTGCTACAGAGCGTAGTGAGCAGCCGCAAGAGGCGAAGGTGGGGGAGTACACAGACTACATGAAGCTCAACCTTGCGTGCCGCATGGTGCGTCAGGCTGAGGATGGGGAGAAGCATGCTGCTCTGCTCAAGGCGTCCAAGCTTGTCGGTGGTTACATCTCGGCGGGTCGCATCGAAGAAGAAGAGGCTGTTCGTGTCCTCTTTCGTGAGATCTGCAAGCGTGACATTGACAGCGAGGAGGCAGCCATGACCACGATCCGCCAGGCGGTGGAGGTCGGCAAGCAGATGCCCATCCGTGAGCTACTGGATAACGAGCAGGATGCCAAGCGCGAGATGCTCATCAACGACGGAGACATGTCTTTCATCTCTTCAGATGACGAGGACTTCCGATGGATTGATGACTACGCAAACGGCAAGATCCCTGTCGGTCTGGATACTGGAGACCAGAAGCTTGACGACTACTTCCGTTACAAGAAGGAGTTCGTTATTATGAATGGCCACTCCAACGTAGGCAAGACAACCTTCGCCTTGTACATGATGGTGAACTCAGCCGTGCGTCACGGATGGAAGTGGGTGGTGTACTCCTCGGAGAACCGCACCGCATCCCTGAAGATGTCGCTCATGCAGTTCGCTGTCAATCGCAAGATCGGAGACATGACGTTCGAGCAGCGCAAGAAGGCTTACAAGTGGGTCAACGAGCACTTCACTGTCATCAGTAACAATCAGGTGTACTCTTACTCTGACATCCTCGTCTTCCTTGAGAAGATCGTGCGTCAGCAGGAGTGCGACGCGGTCTTTGTGGACCCGTACAACAGTCTGAAGATCGAGCTGACTGGCAATGGCAACTCGCATGACTACCACTACCAAGCGGCGTCAGAGTTCTTGACCTTCTCTACCGCCAATGACGTGGCTGTATGGCTCAATATGCACGCCGTGACCGAGGCGCAACGACGCAAGGGTGATGATGGTTTGCCTATCGCTCCATACGCAGAGGATACAGAGGGGGGCGGCAAGTTCGTGAACCGAGCTGACTGCTTCATGACTATCCACCGCAAGGTGCAGGCGCCAGATCACAATGTCAAGAAGACGACAGAGCTTCACATCAGGAAGGTGAGGGAGACAGAGACAGGTGGTCAGCCCACCCCGATCGACGATCCAATCACGTTCACGATGAACACTTCGCACACCGCGTTCAGGATTAACACGACAGGCGAGGAGCTCTTCCACGGGATCGACAAGAAGTTCGAAGACTACAAGACATATAACTTCAGCGCTAACCACGGATTCCTAACCGATTCTTCTGTACCTTCACGTAGTGAAGAGACAAACGAGAGGGACTTCGCGGCGCAAGTCAGCCAAGAAGAAGGAGTTAGGTAAGTACAAGAGTGGACTAGAGAAGACATGCGGTAGTCTTCTTTCTGAATGCGGGCTTGACTTTGCTTATGAAGAGCATGAGTATGAGTTAGTGCCCAAGTTCAGATACCCCGCCCCTTACTGGAAGATGACCCCTAAGTCAAAGGGACTTATCGACAAGACAGACAAGGTGGTGTTGCCAATCAAGTACACGCCCGACTTCGTAGCCAAAGACGGAAGCTGGATCATTGAGACCAAGGGTTACATCCATTCGCATCATGACTTCCCCATGAGGTGGAAGCTGTTCATGCAATACCTGCTGGATCGAGACGAGCCCCTTCCGATGTTGTTCATCTGCCGCAACCGCAGACAGATTGAGCAAGCGATCTATGTAATCAAATCAAAAATGAAAGAAGATGCAAGAGAAAATAACTCCAGATCAAATCGGAGAAAGGTACGGGCTAGCTGTGGAGAGGATGATCGAAGTGATAGTCAACTACTCTGAGGATCAGCTGTACAACCCCGATGGATCACCACGTGTTGACCCTGGAGAGGTGTCACGCGCAGTGGATGGAATGATCACTCAGCTGCGTCACGAGGCAAGCCTCATTAAGGACACAGTATTCGAAGCATACGAAGCAAATGCAGACGAAAGCCAGGCGGAGTTATTCTAACTCTACTGGCAGAATGGCAGAGGTGAGGTTCAAGAGGGCCGCAGAGAGACTCGGGTTCAAGGTCATGAAGGCCACCCCGAAGGAGGATATGCACAAGCACATTGACTACTGGCTTCTGTACTCAGACAGGAAGCACGCAGTCGATGTCAAGGGAAACAACCTGCCAGACGAGATCTGGTGTGAGTTCAAGAACGTTAGGGGAAACCCAGGGTGGATGTATGGCAACGCGCACATCATCGCATTCGATATGCCCGAAGAGGGTGGGTTTGTCATTGTCGACAGACAAGAGCTGGCATTCTGGTGTGAGCAGAACGTCAAGGATGTAATCGTCAAGGAGAAGAAGGATGCGCACCTTAAAAAGTACACGCGCAGAGATCGTCTTGACGTGATCACCCGACTTAACTTGGAGGATCTCAAGCTGTTACAATCGTATCGCGTCTGGCCATACGAGACAGATTATTGAGTATCTTGCTGGTCCTTTCTTAAACCTTTTACTACCCCCATAATGTCTAACTCGATCTTTGAAAAGAGGCTGAGCTACAAGCCCTTTGACTATTCTGAAATCACTGACCCACTCATCAATGCGATGTGGGCTAGCCACTGGACTCACAATGAATTTAACTTCAAGGCTGATGTTCAGGACTACCATACAAGCCTGAGCGAACAGGAGCGCAACGTGATCAAGCGCGCCATCCTTCTCATCTCGCAGGTCGAAGTGGCAGTGAAGTCGTACTGGTCAAATATCGGCAAGCACCTGCCTAAGCCAGAGATCGCAGACATGGGCGCTGTATTTGGTGGTGTTGAAGTGATTCACTCCCGTGCGTACTCAGAGATTCTGACCAAGCTGGGACTGGAGGAGGAGTTCACTACTCTTCTGGAGAATGAGCCTGTACTGAACCGCGTTACTTATCTGAACAAATACGTTGATCGCGTATTCGAAGACGACAAGAAGCAGTTCCTCTACAGTCTCATCCTCTTCACTCTCTTCACCGAGAACGTGTCGCTGTTCAGTCAGTTCTACACTGTGCTTGGGTTCAATCGCTTCCAGGCTGTGCTCAAGGACACCGCGAACGTGGTGCAGTACACATCAAAGGAAGAGAACCTGCACGCTGAAGGGGGCATGGCATTGATCAATCAGATCCGTGCTGAGCATCCAGAGTTGTTCGACGCTGAGCTTGAGTCCAAGATCTGGGAGGAAGCCCAGGTTGCGCTGGACGCAGAGCACAGTTTGATCAAGTGGATCTTGCAAGGGTTTGAGAATGAGTTCCTTAGCGAGTCTATCCTGAACAACTACCTCAAGAACAGAGTCAACGAGAGCATGCGTCGCATCGGCTTCGCCTTTGAGTTCCCCGTGAACCAAGAGGAGCTTGAGGTTACAGCATGGATGGACGAGGAAGTGTACGCCTCTGCGTTGTCTGACTTCTTCCACAAGAAGCCAATCGACTACGCAAAAAGCACAAAGAGTTTCACAGCAGACGATTTATTTTAATGACTAAAGAAGAACAACGAGACCTTTTTGAAGGGCTCATTAATGTGAGGGATGAAGACATCTCTGACTGGAACAAACACAAAGAGGCAGTCGAGAAGTCTGTCTCTTCACGGGATCCTTTCTACTGGGTCACAGAAGAAACCCGCCAGTTCATGGAGAAGGGATACCTAGATCCAGGGCAGACGGTTGAAGAGAGGGCATGGGAGATTGCGAAGCACGCAGGTAAGATCCTCGCGGACATGAAGCAGCTCCCTCCATTCTTCGAGAACTATCACTGGAAGACATTCGCAGACCTGTTTTATGACTGCATGTCTAAGGGTTGGTTTAGCTTGAGCACCCCAGTATGGGTCAACTTCGGAAAGGACAAGGGCCTCCCTATCTCTTGCTTTGGAACTCAGTTGCAGGATGACACGTTCGACATTCTTCGTGGAGCCGCAGAGGTGGGAGCCATGAGCAAAGTGGGCGGCGGTACGGCCACGTACTTCGGCAACCTTCGTCCCCGTGGGGCCAAGATCAGCAGTGGTGGCGAGACCAACGGAGCTGTCTCTATGATGGAGCTGTTCAATACTACCACCAACGTCATCTCTCAGGGTAAGGTGCGGCGTGGAAGCTGGGCCGCATACTTGGACGTGGAGCATCCAGACATCGAGGAGTTCTTGCAGATCCGCAGTGAGGGACACCCGATCCAGGACGTGTCGTTTGCCGTGTGCATCAGCAACAAGTGGATGAAGGCGATGATCGACGGAGACCAGGAGAAGCGCGCTATCATGGCCAAGATCCACAAGAAGCGCAGCGAGACAGGATACCCATACATCTTCTTCACGGACAACGTAAATGATCAGGCGCCTAGTTGGTACAAGGCAAAGGGAATGAAGATCAAGCACTCACAGTTGTGTGCTGAGATCATGGAGTACACCGACGACACCAAGTCCTTCGTGTGCTGCTTGTCTTCTATGAACGCCTTGCACTATGATGAGTGGCGATACAGTAATGCTGTTCGGATTATGACCATGTTCCTTGATGCAGTGTATCATGAGTTCATCGAGAAGGCAAAGGACATCCCCTTCATGGAAAAGGCTGTTCGCTTCGCACGTGAGCATCGGTCTATCGGCATCGGCGTGCTGGGGTATCACTCCTACCTTCAGAGCAAGGGCATCCCCTTTGAAAGCATCCAGGCTAGAATGATCAACAAAGACATCTTTGCTACGATTGATCTTCAGAGCAAGAGTCACAGCCGATTGCTGGCTAAGATGTATGGCGAGCCTAAGGTGTTGCATGAGCAGGGATACCGATTCAGCACCCGAATGGCAGTGGCACCCACTACATCTTCATCATTCATCCTCGGGCAGGTGTCTCCATCTATTGAGCCGTTGCAGTCTAACTACTTCACCAAGGACTTGGCCAAGGGTAAGTTCACCTACAAGAACCCCTACCTCAAGGACCTGCTCAGCAAGTACGACAAGGACAAGGCCCACGTGTGGAAAGATATCATGATGAAAGGTGGGTCAGTACAACATCTAGACTTCCTGTCAAAGGAGGAGAAGGATGTGTTTAAGACGTTTGCTGAGATCTCACAGATGGAGGTGATTCAGCAGGCAGCTGATCGCCAGAAGTTCATTGACCAAGGACAGTCTCTGAATGTAATGATTAGTGATGACGTCCCCTTGAAGGACGTGAACCAGCTCGTGATCAAGGCATGGGAGCTGGGGATTAAGACTCTCTATTACCAACGCGGTGTTAACCAAGCACAGGCAGTTGGCCGAGATATCTTAAATTGCGCTGTGTGTGAGGCGTAGTGCTTATATTTGTATCGTTACACGGGAATTCGTTCGTGGAACTTTCGCTACGGGGTCGGCTGCATTATCGCAGTCGGCCCTTTTAGTTAGCGGTACCGTGCAGTCTTCTTCTTGATGGCCTTGGGCTGGGACACGAACTGCTTGCCCTTCTTGTTACCCTCTGCTTTGGCTCTGTTTGTTGCCGCCTTCTCTGCTGGAGACAGCGCCTTCCATGCAGCATCAGGAAGGTAGCGCTTCTTGCCCTTGGATTTAGATCCGTCAGACGTGCGCCACTTCTGTGCCGTCCACTTCTTGAGACTCTGCTGTGACTTGGAGAGCGCCATCAGTTCTTGTATCCCCCTCCAGCTTTCTTGTAGCGTGCCGCCAGAAGCTGTGCTTTACGCGCAGACCACTGACCTGGACGTCCACCCTTGCTTCCTGCTTTGATGGCGTTAAACAGGCGCTTACGCATCCCTGGCTGGGTGTAGTTGCCCGCCTCATTGACGCGAGATACCTTACCTCCTTTCTTAAACACGCCTCTTCCCTTGAGGATGTCCGCCTTTGTGATCTTGCCGTCCTTATTCAGATCTGGAAACTTCTTAGCCATGCGATGCTGTTTTGAATGACGCCTTAGCTACAGCGCCAGGATGTGGTTTGTAGTCACCCTCCATCAGGTAGTAACGACCAGACTCTTCCATCCAGTGATAACCCTTGGGGGGATCGACAGATACTTTCTTCTTGCCTACAGACAACTTGGTCTTGGCCTTCGATTTCTTTACGGACTTCATCAGCAGTTCCACTTTCTAAGGGCAAGAGCCTTGCGAGTAGGCTTGCCGTTTGGTTTCCTCATAGGGCCTTTGACACCGCTCATGCGTGCACAGAACGACTTGCGCCTCTTGGCCGCCTTACTTCCAGACTTGAGCTTGGAGGGAGGTGTAGTCACTGCCATCTTTAGCTTGCTGCCAGTCTCTCTGTTGTACTTTGCCACTCCAGCACGAGTCAATCCACCCTTGGGATCCTTGTGCTTGCCCATCTTCAGGCTTACTCTTTTCTTCGCTCTCATCCTCTGAGTCTGTCGTTTTCTTTCTCAAGGAACTCCAAGCGGACCTTGTACTCCGCCAGCTCTTGCAACACTTGCGAGAGTCTGTCTGCTACTGCATTCTTCTCAATGTACGCCTGCTCAAGCTTCTCTTCTAAGACGGCTACACGTTCGCGCAAGTCTTCTCGGAAAAGGGTTTGCTCGCTGCGATCGTCCTTCTTGGACTCGTGCTGCATCTTCAGGCGGTTTTGATAGAACTGCCATGCACCAGCGCTTCCAAGAACAGTGACTACCGTGATTACAATGTTGAGGTAGGCGGGATCCATTATCTCTTATACAGTTGTTCATTGGTGACACGGTACAAATTCCAGATGCTCATGGCACAGATGAGCAACCAGCCCAAGTGTGACCCCTGCATCATTCCTGCCGACGTGTAGTTGACGACAGTAGCGATTGAAATAATAGATGCGATTTGCACAGCGAGCTTACGCATAGCAAGCCTACCGTTGTAGAGTGCGGCCCAGATCTGAAAGCCACCAGCAAGGTGGGCAGCCACTTGAAGGATAGCCCAAGGCTCACCCAACTCAAACATGGCGAAGGGCAGGATGCACATGTGCAACACTCCGATCATGAGCTCGTTTGATTCCGAGTCACAATACTTGAGCAGGTACTTTGCTCTTGCTAATCCCTTCTCCTTGAGTGGCATTACAACTCTGTCTTCTTATGACCTAGCTTTTCGAACAGCCACATGGACGGACACACCTTAAACCAGACGCCTGCCTGAAGCATTACGACCACAAAGAGCACAGCCCCCCACGATCCATAAAGCGCAGCCAGCGCAAGCACTGCTGACATCAGCAGGTACACCATTCGTATGCTTGTCCATGATTTCATCAGATCATCTTGTTAAACTCCATAAATGCCCAAACCAACTTCTTCCAGAACAGCTTCATTTTCTAGACTTTTCGATAGTCCGACCTGCGAAGTATGCACCGAATGAGGTCAGCATGAGGATTTCAAGCAAAGATACATAAGAATCCTTCACGTTAAATGGCAGATTATCAAGGGAATCGAACACCATTGTCACCATAAACATACCCAGTAGGCAGATCAGAGTCACAGGTCTGATCAGCTTGGCCAGCTTAACGTCGCTACTCATGTCTGCCTCCCATCTTTTTGTAACCTGTTCTTGATACGCAACCTCAGCGTCCACCTTTGCATCCGCTTCTGCGTTATCCACCTCTGGCTCGTTGTGCAGGAGGTTCTTGACAATGCCAAGCATGCCCCTGTCAGGGAGCATGTGGCCGACCACGTCCAATACCTTGGGAGCTTTCTGGAGCATCCACGCTCCAAGCTCGGTGTCTTTAATCTTCTTCTCTTCTTTCATATTCGTAAATCTCTTGCATAATTTTAAGGTACTCCTCACTGTGTGGCATCAACCTGCCTCTGTCGAAGCTGATGGCCTTGGAGTAGTACTTGTTGTTTAGATCATTGAGCGCTTCGACTCTCTCCTCAGCATTCATCCGCTGATACTTAGAGGATCCGATGAACTCTTCTACTCTCGCGTATCTGTTCTTGCCTGCAGCCTCCATGAGTCTGTTGATCTGCTCGGTGTTGAGGCGAACCTTCTCCGCAGTAAACTCCTCGTCCTTGAGGAAGCTGTACTCTCGGCTATATCTTGAGAGCTTCCTGCTCAAGTCTGGCACAGACATGTTTCTGGTTGTAGCAAAGCTTGGAGTACCCACCACTCTAGGAAGGTCTTCGGTCTGCTCGTACAACTTGTACATCTCAAACGACACTGGGTCGCTCTGCCCCTGTCTAGCCTTGGTGATGTCAAACAGCTGGTAGTTGTAAGGCGTATTGCCTGGAGGGTTCTGCTTGATCTCCTCGCCTTTCCAGTTGCGTCTGATTGGCACGTCTCCCAGTCCAAACGTTCTGTCCTTGATGGTGAACATCATGCGCTTCGCAAGCCTTTCCCCAAAGTCCATGTCCTTGGTAACTCGGGTGTCTGGCAAGTACTCACGATCGGCTCTGTAGAATGCTGACAGTTGGTTAGGCAGAACCGTAGCAGAAGCAGCTTGGAACGTGCTACCGAACCAACGCTCGAAGTTCCGCTGGAAGTCCTTAGCGTCAGAAGAAGCCATTGTGTTGAGCAGGCTGTTGACCCCCTGAAGGAAGCTTTGGTCAAGCATGTAAGCCACTGAAGAGAAAGCACCCACACCCATTGACTTAGCGATTGCGTCAGACACGATGCCTGTCAGGCTATCTGCTGCTTGCGCCTCTCTGTCTGTAGTCTTCTCAATGGCACCAATAATCGTACCCACCACGCCGAGCTTTGAGTATTGCGCGAACTCATCGCCAGGCTGCAGTGAAGGATCACCACCCTCCAAGTATCGCATCAAACCAGTCACGTTGATGCTGGATGGAGGGAACTGATCGTAAGCCAAGTTTCTCTTTTCGTCTTCGTCGTCGAACCCAAGAGCTCCTGACACCAATCCCTCTTGAATCAAAATGCGAGCTGCCTGAGCAGTCATGGTTCCGATAGCAAGCTTGCCGAAGTTCTGAGAGGCAGACCTAGGGTCTCCATTCTTCAAGTCGTTCATCATCCTTGGGATGGCGATGTACGGAGAGATGAATGTAAGCGTATCGAGCAAGATGTTAGCTGGAGTCCTGACGTAAGGAACAGTAGATCTCACCACAAACTCAGCAAAGGACTTACCGTCGGTCCCTGGGATCCATGAGAGCCCTGTAGCCAAGACGTCCTGAAGACCGCGCATGAGCTTTTCTGCTCCCTCTGACACGCCAGTTCTTTCCTGGAACGTAAGCTTACGCCCCTCTCTCTCTGCTCTCTCTTGCTCCTTCTTGGTTGGGTGCTTGACGAATCGCTTGAGCTGCTCACCCTCCAGACCCTGGGCAAGGCCCGCCTGATAGAGCTCGATGCCCTCCACCATTCTTCTGAACGGAGTATCACCGATGGCCAACAGCCTGAACATTGCCTCTGCGTTAGCCCCGAAGGTGGCCTGAACCATGAGTTTAGCGCGTTGGCTAAACGGAACAGTCCCGCTGTCCTGACGGATAGGGAGGTCCCCTTTGCCAAGTGCAGCCATCATGGATCTGACAGGGGCGAACCCTCTAGACATTCTCCACTCTGTAACCTCTTTGCTCTGTCCTGTAAACACCTCGTCGAGAGCCTCGACAAAGCCTGCACCGAACTTACGCATTCCGTACAAGTAGGCGTTGATCGAGTAGCTTCTCTTGAACTCGGACTCGAATCCAACCAAGTTGAACAGCCTTTCGACAGGGAGGGCAATAGCGTCTGCCCCAACCTTCGCAATAGCGTTCACCACGTTGTACCCAACGTTCGCGATCTGAGACATAGTGGTCAGCAGGTTGCCTTGGATCAGCTGCCTTCCAAGCTCACCCCATCCCTTTTCGATCATAGAGTTGCTGAAGGTCTCTAGCTCTCTCTCCACAGCCTTAACCTCCTTAGTCTTGTCTCTTAGCTCAGCCTCAACATCGTCACCCTGGATGGCTCTGTTGATGAGATCCTGGTGCTCAGCCTGAAGCAAGAACAGGCGCTCTGTCATGTCCTTCAACTTGGCCGACTGAGGTTCAGTCATCTTGTTGCCTCTCTTCTCGATCTCAGACTGGATGATGGAGAACAAACCAAACGGAGTCGCCTGCTTGAGCTCTCTGAAGTGACGAAGGATTCTACCAGCAGTAGTACCCATCTTGGCTGCCTCTTCGACGAGGTCCGCGATGGCCTTGTTGTCTCCTCTTGCTGCAGCTCTTCTAATGAGCTCAGACGTTGCGAGGACTCCGATATCGTCGTTCCTGTTTTGCAGTCTGCCCAACCCGTCGTCAGTCATCTTGTCTACGAGATCCTGATCAGACATGTTGACGAGGCTGTTCTTGATCGCCTGCAGGTTCTGACGAGAGTAGTAGCTTTCTGGGTTGTTGATGATCTCGCTTCTAGCTCCCGAGTAGGTCTTGGCTGCATTCTGCGCAAAGGCTCTGATACGGAGCATACCTGAGGATCTACGTTCTGCTGCCTCTGCATTTGCTGCAGCTTCGCTCTCGTTCATGGCCACTTGCGAAGTGATAGGCATGTTGTCGTAAGACTCCTTGAGGTCTTCGATTGTTTCGAACTCCATGCCGAGGACTCTCTTGGCGTAAGCCTGATATCTCTTCAGAGCCTTGTCATACCTAGGACCACGCTTGATTCTCTTCGCTCTCTGCTCAGCAGTCTCCTCTCTGCCCTCCTTGAGCACAGGGTCTTGGTAGTCGTAGTACTCAATGTCTCCTCTCAAGTACACAGTGTTGCCCACGATAGTGGCTTCTCCTGCACTCTTGATTGGTCTGCCCTGAGCGTCTACGAATACGTTGTGCTTGAATGGGTTGAAGAAAGCCTTGACCCCGTCGAAGCTTGCGTCTGCAATCTGATCAGACACAAAGCCTCCGTTGACACTGGCCATCGGGTTCTTGTTCTCCTGGAAGGTCAGGATCTTTCTTCTTGAGTTCTGGTTTACATCAAGCACTGGGTTGCTGACAGTAACAACAGCGGCGTACTTCAAAGCCTCTCCGCTTGCGTTCTTGTCGTGCATGGTTTGGACTGGCACCCCTGTGTTCTTGTTCACATTGAGGTTCAGTCTAACCCCTACCTGACGACCCTCAGTCATCTCCACGTTCTTGGCCATGATGCGTCTTGAGGTAGCGTCAGTAGCCAAGGCTTCACGAGCCATCTTCTCGCTGATCTGGACTCCTGGTTTAACCATCAAGCCTTCATCTGCGGTGCGAGTTCTGTACAACGGAGAGTCAACAGCATCTTGCTTTGTCTCAAGAGGAAGTCGAAGCTGTCCTGATGATCTGCGATCTGCCTCAGGAGTAGCCATAGGTGTGGGGTCCTGAGGGTTATCGTACGCCTCATCTCTTGCATCGATGGCATTCTGAGCTTCGATCTCCACAAACTGCAACGCAGCCTGACGAGCAGCCCCTGAGTTCTTCCAGCTCTTTCTTCTGCTGTACATACCGCTGAACTCAGAGAATTCCTGATACCTTCTAGAGGTCATGGGCTGAGATGGGTCAAGCTCCTTAACGTTTCTTGACGTCACCTGGCTATCTGCAAAGATGAGCTGGTTGGCTTGTGCTGGAGTGATACCCATGGAGTCAGCGAGTCCGACAATCATGCGCTCAAAGTGCAATCTCTTTGCAGATCCTGGCGCTGGTGAGTTAACCTTCTTCGCCATGGACTTGTCGAAGAGACGCTTGAGTCTGTTAAACTCCTTTGTGTTCCCACTGTTCGCCATCATCTTGGCCTTCAGCGCCATCAACAGCTTCTTGGTGTGAGCTCTTTCTGACTCTGGGTCAGAGTAGGCTCTTGGCTCCATGCCCACCTCCTCTGCAATCTGATCCTGAACGCTAGCCAGCTGATCCAATGGGTCAGCGTACATGCCGTTGAACGCGGTCAGAGTCTTTAGGTTGTGAGAGTCCAAGGTGATCGCCTCTTCGTTTCCGTTCAGGTTCAGCGCAAACGTTCCGATCTTGGCGCCAAACAAAGTCTGAGCCACGTATGTTCTGCCGATCACAGAATCCTTAGGACCCTGGAACTCTTGCAGTGCGCCAAACATCTTCTTGAAGTTGACGCTGCCATCACCTCTTCTGTAGTCGTTGGCTTGCTGGTTTAGCTTCTCAAGGTTGTTGGCCACACTCTCTGCTGCAACAGCGTTCACCCCAGACAGATCAACACCGCTGGTGCTGGTTCCGTTCCGCAAATCGTAGATGATTCTTGGATCGATGTACTGGTCTCCCCCTCTGTCTCTGTACTGGGCAGAAGCAAAGAAGATGTTAGATGCAGCAGCCATGTTGGTCTTGGCCAAGTTCATCTGAGATGTGATGGCCTTGATCAGATTGTATGCAATGGTGTTCTCTTCTCTACTTTCGATGAAGATGCCTTCGGCCTCCATCATATCCAAGTCTTCTTCTGTTGCTCGGTTGTTGTTCTCGAAGAACTCAATAGGATCTTTCTCTCCGAAAATTCTTGTACGCTCCTCCTTGTTTTTGTAGTTGGCGCCCATCATCTCGTTAAAGACAGGGAGTGCAATTTCCAAGAGAGAGTCGTAATCAACATCTCCGTTGGCGTTTGTGAATTTGTTCACATCCACGCCTGCTTCCTCCCTCATGAATCTAGAGAGAAGAGAGTTGGTTGCTGCCTGGCCCTTGAAGTGGCCTCCGTAAATCTCGTTGAGCACATCGATCACGTTGAGTTTAGAGCCCTTCTCTGAGGCCTCTCTGACGCTCAACTTGAGAGCTCTTGATGATTTACGATGTGGCTCGTCAGGCTCGTAAGAGAACTCCTTTCCATCACGCTTGGCGATCTGATCGATCATGTCCTTAGACTTGCGATCGATGTCGTTGACGATCTTCTCGATAGAAGCAAACATCTTAGAGCCTGGCTCTTGACGAGACATCTTACGCTCCAGAGCTCTGAACTTGCTGCGCATGCGGCTAGCAACGACTGGGTTGACGACACCTGCTGCCTCAGCTGCATCGAGCCTAGACTTCATGTTGTCGATGGTACCCATAGGTCCGACCTTCAGCGCGCCTGAGCTGCGTCTGCCGTAGCCCTTGATGCGATCCACATCGATAGGCTGGCCGTCCTCTGTGGTGAAGTCAAACACGTCTCTGTTCTCACCCATAGACGTGGACTTCTTCCACCAGTTAATGAAGTGCCACTGATCCTTAAACGTCTTTGTGTCTGCGTAGTCGCCAATGTCTTTTGGCTTCTCTCCAAATCCGTATCTCTTGTAGATCTTTCTGTGGAACTTGACCGTGAGCTTTCCGTCCTTGGCCCGCAGTGAAGCAGGAGACAATCCCCTTGAAGACTTTCTTGTCTGAGACGCATCGCTAGTCTTGCCGACTTCAATAGCTCTAGCCCTGGCAGCGCGCATAGCCCCTGCCGCCTTGATGAAGCTGTCCGTGTCGTTGATCTGGAACTGAGCTGCCTTCTTTCCGAACACGCTAGCCATGATCTGGTTGTAGATCAGGCGAGCCTTGTTGATCATAGAGATATCAACCTCTTGATCTCCAGACAAGTAAGAGAACATCTCCATAAGCTCCTCACCGAGAAGCTCAGATTCGCTCATGTTCTTGCCCTCCTCGTAAGATTCTCTCTTCGCCTTAACTCTAGCCAACAGCGCAGCGTCGTTGCCAAACACTTCTGACTTGAGCTTGTTTATGATCTCTCTTTGCTTAGCAATAGGAAGCTGCAAGAATGCAGGTTCGATCATGCCGTGACCAACCTCTTCGATCAGGGTCTCAACAAAAGTCTTGCCCTTAATGGCGACACCATCGACAAGCGCCCCAGCCTCGTTGGCAAGGTTGTTCTTGATGACCTCTGGGCTGAGGTACACAACACCGTTTGCGTACTGACCGCCTTCGCCTGGACCCATGCCTCCTTCAGAGATAGGTCTCTCGCTGGATGAAGCATCGTCGTAAAGGACAAGCTTCACCTTCTGTCCAAGGGCAGAGCTCAAAGTCTTGAGCAGCTGGTTTACCGCGCTGGCTTCCTGACGAGACAGACCAGCGTCTCCTGCGCGAACGCCGAAGTTTCCTGAGTTGTCTGACTCATACTCACGCTTGGCCATCTTAACATCCTGCTGAGTAGGCTCAACATCCGCACCCATAGCTCCATTCTCACCGTCGCTAGCCGCACCCTCGTCAAGGGCTCCCTCAATGATCTCGTCAATAGAAGCTGCGAGACTTTCAATGCGAGACTGATACTCCTCCTTGGTGATCTCGACACCTTCAGCATCCTGGTAGGTGTCAGTGAGGTCCATACCGAACTTGCGCAGGTTGCCGTCCTTGTCTCTGATTGCAGAGAAGTAGTTGTCTGAATCGGTTGCATCGCTGACGCCTTCTGCAAACAACTGGATAGATCCGTCACCCAAGACGAGTCCGTCCTTGTGAGCGACAGACTCTTGCTTAAACTCACGAGCAAACTCAGCAGCCTGCTCTCTAGTCATACCTTCAACGAGGAAGCTGTTCTCTCCGTTGCCATATCGGCCAACGATCTTGTGGAACTTCAGCCCCTTAGACTTGAGCCAAGCAACAGCCTTCTTGTTGAGCGCAGCGTTAGCCTTCTCCCCTACAGCACGAGCGTTAGGATTCTCTGCTGTAAGCATGGCGAAGTTGTCGCTCTCGAAGATGCCCTGCACCTCGTCGGCAGTAAGGTCAGAGTTGTCCAAGTTCTCCATGGCTCTCTCTGTCCACTCGTCAGTAGCTCTGTCCTGGATCTCTCTGTTCATGTCCAGCAGCTCACCAACGGTGCCTGACTGCACGTCCACAGCCTCGACCCCAAGAGCCTCAGCCAACGCCTCTTCTGCAGCCTGCAGCTGCTCAAGCTGGAGGTCAAGAGCTTCGAGGTCTACGTCCTCATTCATCGCCTTGCCGATGGCCTCGTTAGCCTTGTTTCTGGCTTGCTGGACCTGGCCCATCATTTTGTTGATGTCCTGTCTCTTACGCTTCAGCTCTTCGACTCTTTCTCTGGCAATCCTGATAGCCTCAGGATCTCCTCCAGATCGGCGATCAGACCCAAACTCCTCCACTGCTGCGAGGGCTTCTTGAGCCTGCACAATCTCCTCGTCAAGGAGTCGAATCTTATCTGTAGTTCTCTTGTCAGTAAGCCTAGAAGTTTCCTCTGCAGTAAGAGCCAAGCTCTCCTCTCTGAAGCTAGCCTCCAAGTCTACTCTTTCCTTAACTCTCTTCTCAAGCAAACCTTCGAGATTCTTGACTGAGTCTTCGCTAAGGTTGCCTGACTTAATCTGAGCTCTGATCTGAGCGATCTGAACGTCAAGCTTCTGGAGCTGATCAAAAGCCTCAGGATATCTGACAGCAAGCATCTCGTAGAACGGACGAGCCATCTTTGCCTGATTGTCAATGTCAGCGTTGATTCTTTGCAGTTCGCGCTGAAGACCCTCCTTGGTTGTTGGATCTTTAGCGTCTCTAATTCTGGCTTCGATCTCAGCCTTTTCTCTCAAGGCTTCTATCAGCTCTGCTTGTCTTGAATCAGCCTCTGCGTTTGATGCAGCTCTAACTCTTCCGTCAACACTACCCAGGCTGTCGAAGATTCCACCAGCAAGTCCACCAAGAATGGCGGCGTCGAGTCCTCTTTCAAAGAGCTCTGCCATGTCGACGTCCTCGCCCTTACCCATCCTCTCTACAACGTAGGTGGTGATTTCCGTAGCAGCTTCTTCTGCCGCTTCGGACGTCATCGCAATGCCCTTCCTCTGAGCATAGCCTTTAACCATGTCGAGGGTAATCTTCTTGCTTGTGCCTTGGGCAGCCTTTGCTGCTGCGTAGTTTGCCTGAGCAGCCTTCGAGGCGCCCTTAAAGATAGCGCCACCGACTGCAGCAAAAGCGAAATCTCCAGCACCGTTGGCTGCAGCGTACCCGTACCTCCATGCGTTGCTTTCAAACTTTTCGTCATCAGCCACTTCCATGTAAGCTCCAACGCCACCGCTAAGTCCGACAACTCCAGCAGCAGTTAACGGAGCCCCTACAGCCGCGCCAATAGTGGTAACACCAATTATCGGAGCTGTAGCTGCAAGTCCGTCAACAGACTGCCTAAAGGCATTGTAGTAATCTCCATTCTTGATGGAAGCAGAGATACCTCTCTCCGTCACCATCATGTTAGACGCCAGCCTTTCGTTGTATGCGGCTACATCAGACCTATACTCTTTGCGCTCTTCTGCAGTAGAGAACGGAAGCCGAGCCAAGTACTGAAACGGTTGAGCAATCGTCTCCATACTCTGATGGAGGTTCCGAAAGGCATTCTCGATCATGGTGTTGTTGTTGTACCTTCCGTCTCCGTCAAGGTCAACCGCCAACTCCTTCTCAAAAAAGATCTTGTCCGTGAGCATAGACACAAGCTCACTGTCATTCCTCTTGTCTTCAGGGAGCGAATTGAGGACCATCTCGCGGACCTCACCTTTTGCAAACTCGTCGTACTTAGAGGCAAAGGCTTTGTCAGCAGCCTTAGTCTTTTGCTTCTCGATGTACTCTTCCGTTACAGTGCCCTGATTAGAGCCTACCCCAAACTCCCCCATAGCCATGGTGGTAGACGTGGCCTTAACACCAATCTTGTCGCCAACCTTCAAGGCATTGGCTCTCTTCATGTCTTCGAGATACTCCTCGGACTCGATAGCCCTCTTGTAGATCTCTCCTTTGTTCTTGTTGAGTAGAAGCTGTGCGCTCTCTGCGATTCCGTCAGCGTCTACATCTCCAAAGTCGTAGCTCAGGTAGTCCTGCTGAAGCTCTTTGTTCTTAGCACGAGCAGCCCTAGCCTCGTAAACATCTCTCTGCTGAGTAGCGAATCCAGAGGCTCTGAACTTATCAAGAAGACTCCTATCGCTCGATTCTGATTCTCCATCCAAAGATGGTGAAGGATCTTTTTTTTTTACAGGAGCCCCCCCGAAGATGGCATCTTTCCAGACATCGTATTCGTGCTCAGTGACGTTCAAGTCCCTGTACAGCTTCAGCATCGCATCATCATTGCCTGCGGTCTCCTCAAGCCAGCTAGCGTAGTCGTCGTTGATTTGCAGGTGAGAGTATGCTCTCCTTAGATACTTGTCGTTCATTCGTTAAGATTATTGAAATCTCCAGCTTCTTGATCTGCCAATGAGCCCTGAGTAATCGAAAGCCCAGCGCCTTCTGGGTCCTCAAGGATCTGCTCCAAAGGTACGGAAAGATTGCCTCCCGCCAGCTGGCTGTTCGCAAGACCAAACAGCTGGGTCAGGGTGGCCATATCGTTAAGGTTGTTCGGGTTGAGAGTGATGGTCTCGGTGGTAATCTCCCTAGCTACGTTGGAGTTCTTATCCGTGGAGCTAAAAGCACCCGTAATCTGATAGGTGCCATTAGGTAGTCGACGTAAACCCTGAGGTATAAGTTGACCCGCTTCGGTTCCGAGGTTTACGGCCATGCTACCCTTGATCTCATTAAGAGGCACAAACATCTCTCTGCTTGTTGTTTCAACAGGCTCCTGATCAAGAGTAACGGGGTTTTCTTTTGTCGTCATAGACGGGGTGTCGATAACCTTGATGGAGTCCATGAACAGAGACCGCTGCCTACGAGCATCAGCCATGTCGTCCTGACGCTTCAGCTGAGCTGCTGTCTGAGCAGTCATTCCGCCTTTATTCCAAGCATCCTTGGCTTCCTCCACCCAGAGGTCCTCAGCCTTCTGATAGTATTGATCTGGGCTCTGCATCACGACCTCAGGGTCTAATCCGTTCTTCTCCGCGTAGTGGCGCAACGCCTGCATGCCGAACTTTGTATTCTCCTTGGCCTGATTCCTGACGAACTGTTCGACCTCGACAGCATCGTCAAACGCTCCGTCGTCTCTCTTTCTAAAGAACGAGAATCCGCTTACGTCAGACTCTGTGAGCTTGGGGTCGAATGGATTTTCTTCGATCGGTCTTACGCCCCTAATGGTTTGACCGTCGTTGGAATCCTCAAACACGAACTGGCCATCCTCGATACGCATGTTCGAGAAGCTGGGCGATTGCTTTCTGTCGTAGATCTCACGAGCCTGCTCTGGTGTAAGCTGTTCTTCAAATCCTGAGTCCTCGTATGCGTTCTCGTCTGGAACCATATCTCTCTGGAGCTTGGCCTCGTAGGTCGCTGCAGTGATTGGATCGTCAGGGCTTCCGTGAGTCTTGGCCCACTCGTCCTCAGCAAGGGTAATCTCGTCGTTGATCTGCTTGGCCATCTGCTCGAACTGAAGCATACCTCTCTCGGTCTTCATCATTTCGTCGAGCTGGGCTGGATCAGACAACAGCTTAGCCTTGGCAGAGATCTCCTCGTACCTGCCATCCCACATCTTGACAGAAGAGATCTCGTTGATCTGCTTCCGCATTGCCTTGTGAGTGTCAAGGCGAGCCTTCTTTCTCTGCTGAACGTCCTTGATGGCCCCCTCAAGCGGCTTGAACGCATCGGCGGCGCTATACTTCTGATCAGCGAACTGCCTGGACTGCCCGCTGTAGAGTCCCTGTGTAAAGTTCAGAGCCATTACTTGTTGTTTCTTTTCGATGCGTCAGCCTTGAACTTCTTGAGCAGCTGTCTGAAGTAAGGTGATTCCATGGCCACTTTCTTCTCTTGCTTTGGGTTCAAGATGACTTCACCTCCTGTAAGCTCACCAACCTTATTCCCCTTCTGAACCATGTCAATAGGGTTTCTCTTGTGGCTGAACTCGCCAGGGCTAATCATGCCGCCCTGCTTGTTGTTTCCTTGAACGAGGGGGTCGTTGGCAGCAGTATCCGCCATCTGTGCGATCATGTCCAAGTTACTTCCGCTACCTCCACCCTGATTGAACAGGTTGCTGATTTGGTTGAAGAAGTTCTGCACACCCTCTTGGCCTTCTGTTCCTCCACCCTGGAGCAATCCAGAGCCAAGCAAGCTACCCGCTGTGGTCAGAGCACCAGTAATGCCGTCTCTTCTGAACTGTCTTTGCTGGGCCCTGAGGTCTGCAGCCTTCGTCTCTGCGACGTCACCTCTGCTCAGGGATCTACCAAGCTCAAACTCTGCAATGCCGAGGTCTTTAGCGATGGTTTTATCCCGAGCTGCCTGCTCAAGAGCACCAAACGTTTGCAGGGCTTGCTGCTTTCTAGCCAAAGAGTCCGCCTCAATGCGAGCTGTGGTGTCAGCCGCTTGCTGCTGAGCTGCACCCAAGCCGCCGATCAAAGCTCTTGCTCCGCCAGCCTGGAGAGCTCCGACCGTGGAGGCCTCTCTTCGAAGCTGTCTCTGACGCTCCGCTGCTGCCGCTGGATCCTGCATGCCCAGGTCCAAGGCTCTTCTGTTTGCTGCAGTCACGTCATACTGCGTATCCTTCAAAGTCTTCATGGCCTGCGCCGAGCGAGCACGCTCTGCACCAAGCTGACCCTGAGCTTCACCAAGCTGATCTCTCAGCTGGTTTCTCTGGTTGAAGTAATTGAATGCGGATGCGCCCCCTCCGATGAGCAGCTTTGCAAGGTTGACGTAGTTGAGTGGTGGCATTTTACAAATATAAGCTTTATAGGCCTTACCCGTGGTTGAGCCTAGAATTGACGTATTGTGCGTTGATGGCGTAAAGCTCCACAGCGTTGTTGTCTGTACGTGTAAGCTTCACCTTTGAGTAGTGACCTCTGATGTGATCGCCGTTGACCGCTTGAGCCAAGTTAAGGAAGATCCTGTCTCCGACCGCGATGTTGTGACCAGATGCACTAATAGTAATTGTTTTGTCTCCGTGGTTTGTAGCGGATACCGTTTGAGTCAGGTCCGTAAACGTTGATGAACCACTAGGGATTCTAGACACTTTCGATCCGAGAGGGATAGAGATGCCCCTCAGAGAGTTGGACATTGTAATCTCTTGGCCATCCACGCTGGACACAGTGCCCACTCCGATGTACTGACTCGTGCTGTTGGAACTCGTATCTCTGTGAAGCCCGTAGTAGAAAGCATCTTCTTTTTCTACGAAGTCGGCAGACCTCATAGTCCCCGTGTCCTGTCCAGACTCAGACACAAACTGAACATCCCAAGCCTTGTTGCCTTCGATGGAGACAGAGTTGTACTGCTTAACCACACTGGGGTTGTCGTTGGACACAACCTCTACGATCGACGTTGCGGTAGAGTCTCCGTAGAACTGGTTCCTGTTGGTGACAGCCCCGTTGTCTTCGTGCCTGTAGAAAAGGTTTCTATTGGAAGATGAGTATCTGCATGAGTACATCAGCCTGTTTTGCTTCGCGTACATCTCTGGTATAAACGTGTACGTGCTGATCCACTTCCTGACAGAGGAGTCGTAACCAACGGTCTTGCCTGCGTAGCTAGAATCATCCTTAGCATACATGGTGATGTAGTACACATCAGTCTTAGGATCGTACCCGCTGACGATCTTCTTGGCTCCAGTCGCATCGCTCAGTGCAGCAAACTCATCCTCGAACAGAGAAGCTACCCCTGTGTCAGAGATAGCAACAATGCCGCCTGATTGCGGGTTGAACTTGAGCACTTTGCGTCGAGACAAGTCAGCGAAGAACACATCTCCATCATTGATCAAAACTGACTCTGGGTGCTTCTCCACACCGTAGTCTCCTGAGTAGTACGTGGATGCTCCGATGACGTTTGTGGACAGCGAGACCAGGCTTAGGTCTGAGGCTGTTCTCAACGTGTCCTTGCTGATGGGCGACAGAGACAGCTTATTCTCCTGAAGGCAGAGCAGGTTTTCGTTGTAGTTCTCGATGTACCTAGCAGCCCCGTACTTAGAGTCAAAGCTAAAGAAGTTAGCGAGGGAGGCGTTGAACGAAGACAATGAAAGCTTGGCCACGTCTTCTTCATAGGCGTCGCTGTATGTGACGCCATTATATCTTCTCACCTCTGCCGCTCTCTCAAACTTGACGTGAGGCTTACCCTTGCTCCATGACGCAGACGCGAAGAAATCAGAGGCATCCTTTGTCTCAACAAGCCTGTTCCTGAATACTAGTCTTTCGTAATCGTTATCTCCAGCAATGTCCCATCCGTCCCCGTCGTTGTCATAATCTTTTGTGGCGCAGCTTCTGGTTCTCATCCAGTAGCCTACTCCGCTAATCTTGATGTTTTTGCCGTGATCATAATCTCCAACCCTATCGGTCTTGACTCCCGTAACACCGATCTCATAGAACACGCCAGTGTCTGTTGTCTTGGGCGATACGATCTCGACCAAACAGTTTTGATGCCATCTATTTGCAGAAGTGGGAGTGTCTCCGTTAGGGTAGGTTACTGCTGGAGATGCAGATGGATACCTGTATTTTGAAACACTCTGCCAGTCAAATCCAACAAACTTGACGGTGTTCCCCTCAGAGTCTACCGCGTCTCCATTTACATCTGGCGCGTCGAGAACCAAGAAGGTCCCCTTGTAGATGTCGTCAGGTGTTTGATCCTGAGTAAGGGGGTTGTCGTCATTACCAAGAGTAACCACATCTACGATGTTGAACTCGATAGGTCTTCCGCTTGACCCAGTAGACAATCCGTCTGGAACAGGGTAAACAACGGAGGTGTTATCACTATTCATGTGAGACACAACTCTTAGCTTGTCTCCCTTTGTGAAGCTGTAGTCAAAGGTTGGGGATTTTACATCCTTAAACTTATCCAGGGTAGCAAGAGAAACGTAAACCCTTTTGTTTGTGTAGTCTGGAGAGCTTGAGTCTGTGGCGTGGATCGGCGTAAACGCAGAACCGACTGTGTACTGAACAGCATTGTCAAAACTCGTGTTCCCCCCATAGACCAAGCTCCATCTGTCCGCCCAGTCAGGCATGTCGTACTTCCATGCGATGCTCAGCTCAGCGGCTCCATAACCATCAAGTCCTGACCTTTCTTGAAAGGACTCCACGTAGAACTGACCAAGGTCATTTACGAATCCATGCCTTCCGTACTTGTCGTAGTAGACAATGCCAAGCTTATGAGACGCCCCAGCCTTGAATGTGGGTACGACGCCTTTAGATTCCAGCTGGAAGTACTCGTCGTCGAGGTAAGTGCTTGGGCTATCCGTGGCATCAAACGTAGGCCAGCTACTTTGAGAAGTACCTGTAGCTGGTACGTTTCCGCTATACCAAGAATAAGATGGTGCGGACCCAGTATTGAACGGAGTCTCTTCATGGAATCCGCTTACGATGAATTTCGTCCACCTGATCTTAGATGGGTACGGTTTGATCTCAACCTGAGCATTGTCCAAAGACTTCGAGGCTGTCCACTTCCACGTTACTTCAAACTCGCACTGAGTGGCGTCAAACGTTTGCCCTATGTTGTACCCTAGGTCCGCAGGGTCCTGGTTGTTGATGTCAAGTACCTCTACCTGGCAAACTCCATTGACCTCGCCGTCGTTTTTGCCCTTGTAGGTGTGAACGTAAGTACCCCCAACCTGATTGATCTCCTCGACAATAGCGTCTACTAAATCTTCAACGTCTGAGTTTGCAGGAAGAACCACATTTCCAGCAATGTTGTACCCATCATTACCTGAGTCTGGGACAAAAGTAATTTGCTCTGTTTCCAACTCCAGGGTAAATCCAATCGGGATTACGACATCGAAGCCTGTCTCCTGGGACTGTGATTGCTCTAGCCCTTGATCTCTACCCGTTCCCCAAAACAGTTCTCCATCTGAGGCGGTTCCTCCTATGCTGAAGTTGTCTGGTGTAATCGTAAACTCGTACTCCGCGACCGATCCGTCAGGAACAGGCGAACCGCTGTTTTCAAAATCGTCGGTGGCGTCAGCTGCAACTGGCTTGATTCTAACATTGCCTGTGGAGTCGTTGTCCTTGACCACCACGTTTGCAACGTCCGCATTGTCGATATATACGCTGTCGATCGATGCGTCTCTGTAGCCTACAGTCAAAGAGTGTGATTGACTGCCGCTAGGGACTGGGTGGTTTGGCCGCCCCTCCTTGTAGTTGGAGTACATGATTCTGTTCCCCACGAACGCCTGGCCTTCCGCCAAAAGAGGGACATTGTCATAGGTCTTTGACACGTCAGCGTCGGGCACAGCCCCATACACGCCCTCGTTGTAAAAGGTGTAAACCTTAGAGACCTTGTCAAACACCTTCATGTTAGACCCATAGACTCTTCTTTTGAGATCTTCGTTCGGGTTGAACTCGTCGATAACAACCCAGGCACCATTGTTTTGATCTCTACCCAGCAGCCTAACAGCAATCACCTCAGGCCTGTACTCGTGGTCGTTAGACTCCGAAGATGAGTATGGAATCCTAATGTCCAATACATTGTCAGTCAGGTAGTCCTTACCCGTCAAATCAAGGTCGTCATCAAGACCAACGAGCCCGAGTGTTGAACTAACCGCAATCTCTGAGTAAGGTGAAACCGCAGACTCCTCGCCATCCTTGTAGATCAGTTGCGTGGCAAACTGAAACATGTGGCGCATGAAGTTGTTGACCTTCAGGTCAGAATCAGATCTAAAAGAAAATGTCGGAGGCTTGATAAGCGGAGCCTTCAAAGCCCCTAAGGCGTGATCGAATGAGTTGTCCAGCTGGAAGTCGTACTCATTCGCTCTGCTGACGTTGATCTTCCGTGGAGGGTTCACATTGTCTGTAAAGTACAGGGCTGTCTGAAGGTTGTTGTCCTGCTGAAAGTTTCTGTTAACTACGCTGGCCTTGACGAACGAGTCCTTATCGAAGTTCAGCCAAGAGGACTGAATGATTTTTGAGTAAGCGTTAGTGGCGGCCTTATACCTGTAAATGCCGTGAAGGTTTGCGTCGGTCGTGCAGCACACAAAAAAGTAGAGCTCGTTGACTTGATCGTTTGAGACCGACCCAATAACCCTGAATGTCTCTCCGTCCTCAAAGCCTGATCCTGCTGAGGCTGTTGCTGCGATTGTACCCTTGGCATTCTTTACAATAAGCAACGAACCATCCCCTTCTTGGGAGATGGTAACGTTCTGAGCATCGATCATTGAGCCAGGCTCCGACAGTCTCTCGTCCCTGCTTGTCGCAAGGAACTTAGGTGTAAGCTTATCAATCATCCCTTAGGCGCTTGCTTGTAGTTCTTTCTGATCGTCTTCAATGCCTCCTCCTTCGTAAAGGACTTCATGCGAGCGTTAGCCTTTCTTCTTTCGTTGTAGTACTCAGACCTAGCCCGCTGCTTTTCGTTGGCAGGAACAGCCGCCTTACGCTCAATGAGCCTGTAGTAGATGTATGCGTTCAGAGCCTCCTCTGCGTACACATGGACTTGGGGGTTGGCAGACCTGGCCTCGTCAGCTACGTACTCCATGACGAGCTGAGAGAAGTTGCTGTTCGACTTGAGCTCCACTCGGTTCTGGTCCATGTTGATCCTGAACTCTCCTTCGTAGTGGCCTCCTCCAATACCGTAGAGCCCTCCCTTCTGTCCGTCGTAGATGTAGTTTCTGAACAAGTAAGAGTTGAATCCCTCGCTTACGCTGTCACCGTTGGCATTGCCTGATGTAGCAGTCTTGTCGTCTTCACGATCAAGCAAGCCATCACCGTCAGAGTCGTAGGTGTTGCCCCCAACCTTGGAGTACTTCTGAGAGATATTCAGGCTCTTGTTTTCCCCGAGGACATACACAACCCCGTCTGTGCCGACAACCCCCACCTTAGTCCAATCCACGTAGTCGTCAGGAAGAACTGCTGTGTTGTTGGTGACGTCAAGCTTCAAGGATCGAATGACCTTGAGCATATCAAAGCCCATCTCCCTCAAACCTCTGAGGGCAAAGTTCCTAATGACAGCATCGCTAGCGTGAGCTGCATAATCGTTGCCGTCCATCCCAATGATGAAGTCGTTGATCACGTCGCTAAGTGGTGTGTAGTTTCTAGCCATCAGAAGGATTGTTCAGTTTTTCTTTCAAGCTGTTCTTTTGTGGCGTATTGCTCAACTTGAGGATCTCTTAGGTTCACGCCAATCAGCTCTGCGATCTCCATGACGAGATCCATTGTGTAATGCTCTGGGAGCTCAAAGTCCTTACTGTTGCCAGAGTCGAACACATCGTCAACAGCTCCAGCCACAGTTCCGAACGTAGGAGGCGCAGAGTCAGCGACGCCAGCAGTGGTCGTGCTCTGAGGGATCTTGTAGTACCTCATGCGGATCTTCCTAATGGACTCAGGGAAGACCTCGATGTCAGACGACACCAGTGCCACAGGGTAGCTCTGGCTTGGTGCATTCAACGTGCTGTTGAGGATGCGGTCAATCTTCTCTTCGTCGTAGCAGATCTGGATAGGTGTGCGTGTGGTATTACCCATCAGAGACCCACCGTCCGTAGAGATGCTGATCAGACGAGCAAAGTCGTCAGGACGTGCGAACACACCGTTAGTCTTGGGCGGCTTGGATGTCTTTGCAAACACAGCCAAGTCTTCTTTGATCTGCTTAAACTTTGACAGGTCTCTACCCTGACCGAACCCTGCACGCTCCAACCTGCTACCTTCCTTCATGGTATCGAAGAGTCGGTTGAAGATTCGAAGCTGTGCTAACTGTGCGAAGTTGTTGAACTCGCTGACAGTAACGAAGCCCTGCTGGTCTTTGTTGACCAAATCCTTGAGGGTTTCATATACTACTTTTACGCTTGCTGGCATGATACAAATATACAAAAAGAAAAAGCCGCCCTATTGGACGGCCCTTTCGGTGTATATGGTCTGTGCTTAGAGCTGCCTATCAAGCTCTTCGACAGTAGGTGCTCCAGCCTCTGTGAGCAGGAACCGCAAGAACACGTCGATAGGGTTCTTGCCTGCAGGAACGCTAACAATAAGGGTGCCTGAATCCTTCCAGCGCACGCCTGACTTCGTTGCGTCAATAACCCCGTACTTAATAGCCATGCGGATCTTCGCCTTCATGGTCACTTCAGGGTTGTCAAACATCTTGATGAACTGAGCAGGGTTCTTCTTGGCAAACATGAGCAAGTCGTGCTTGATCTCTGCTGCCTGTCGATCAACGTTGAATCCGATAGATGCTGCCACAGACAAGAGGTCCTCGAAAGGCTTCTCCTTGACAAGAATGATGGCGTCTGCCATGACGAACTCCTTGTCTACATCCACATTCGCCTTCTTCTCTTTGTCTACCATGTAGAACATAGAGCCCCCATTGGCCTTATTGCCTGGGTGGGCGTCAAGATAGTTTCTGAGGTTTGGTTCGTCAGGACGGACAAAGAGTCTTCCATCTCTAAAGATGATAGACTTGCGCACGGCGCGATCAGATTGCTCATCCACAAAAATGCTTTGCTCTGTGGGGCAGAATCTAATCTCTCTTACAACGTCTTGATCCTTGTCGTAGATCGTGATGTTTCTCTGGTGAAGCATTGACACTGCACCACCCTTATTGATCCGATACTCTCGGATAACGTTGTCTTGGCGAATGTTTTGCTTTACAGAAAACTTCTTCTTAGGCTGTTGAGTTGGTTGCGTTTTTTCAGCAACAGGTTCAGCAGCGATTTTGCGAGGTCGTCCTCGCTTAGCTTGAGTAGCCATATCTATCTATTTAATTGAATAAAACGAAAGAAGTAAAGGGGAGGAGGACCATTCCCCCTCCCGATTACCGTAACGGATTACTTGAGGATCACGTGCTGGTTAGCAGCGCGAGTAATCAAGTTGCATTCTGAGCGGTAGTGGAACTTAGCAACGTCCTGATCGTTGGTCTTGAAACCAAGGACGCCACCGCCTTCTACCCAGTGCTCAAGCTCACGGCTGTAACCGTTAGCTTCCTTGTAGTTCATTTCCAAAGCTGGAGACTTGACACCAGTCTTAGCGTCAGCAACTTTAGACATTGGAACCATAGCACCCTTGAATGGCTTGTCGGAGAACGCACCCAACAAAGTAGGATCGTTCAGCAACTTCCAATCGTGCTTGTGGAAGGTGTAGCCACCGCGAGTAAAGCTCTTGAAGCCCAACTGAACAGCCATGTCTGGGCTGTTGTTGAACGCACCAAACTGACCAGCCAAACCAGCAGTGTTGTTGGTGCCAATACCGAGAGCCAACATATCGTCGATATCGAGAGACGTCTTGTTGTCGACGTACATGGCGTACTCAGCAGGAGCGCCTTGCTTGTCGAGCTCGAAGATGATGTCGTCGATGTCTTCGAAGTCGGTACCAGAACCGAATGATCCAGTAGCAGTGATACCTCTCTTCTCCACGGCCTGGAAGTAACCTTCAGATCCAGTGACCTTCTCGCTGTTTCCGATGGTGATGTTACCAGAGTCAACCTTCTGAGAGAAGAGCATCATCATCTCACGCTGGTTCATGAAGCGCTTACGGGTATCCATCTCGCCCTTCACGTACCATCTGTAATCACCGTTGCCGACGTTAATCCAGCCAATGTTGGTGGCTTGAGAACCGTTGACGTGGTAGGTCTCCTTAGTGATCAAGAATGGGTTGGTGCGCTTGGTGACATCAGTCTGGTAGAACTGAGTTGGCTGGTTAGAGCCTTGTCCGTAGATGTTACCAATAACGATGAACGTGACGAAGTTGTCAGTGTTCGCGCCGTCAGTACCGAGGTCGGTGCTGTCCTCAGTGTAATCGCTGTCACCGTCCAACTTGACGACAGTCAAGGTTGCACGAACAGTAGATGAAGTACCGTCGGTGTCGTTGTCCTGAGACTTAACAACCAAGCGGTCTCCATCAGAGGTCATGATGACATCGTTGACACGAGCGGCCACAATCTCAGCATCGCCGTCAGTCTGATCGCCTTCGACGTAGATCTTGTCTGCAGACTTGTCAAAGAATCCTTTGAAGGTCTTGTGAAGACGACCCTCTTCCCAGTACTGAACTTCGTCAGCAACGCCTGCGCTACGAGTAGCACCAGTGAGTTCGAGGAAACCAGTGATACCCTGATCACCGTATGTTTGAATCAACAAGTCCCTGTTGTCGGGCTTATTGTACTTGAGCAACTCCCCCAGAGAGATGTACTTGTCTGGGTTAGTCTTGAGCAGAGAGTTCACATCAGTGTGATTCTGCGTTGGAACTACAGCCATAATTATTTACTGTTTAGATGTTAAAAGACAATCTTGAAGCACCCCCTAATGCTTCACGAAGCTGTGATGAGAGGGCGTCTTCGGTTGGTTGTACGTTCCCTTGATTCGGAGACTGAGCGTTCACGTTTGCAGCTTGATCCACAAGGCCTCGCTGTCCGTCGGACATACCCTGCTTGTACACTGAAGCCACAATGGATTCAATGTTGTCAAGCACAGCCATGTGCATGTTAAACTTGTCGTGGTCCCACTCTCCATCCTGTCGTACATAAGGATCAAAGAAGTCTTCAAGGCGACTATTCCTCTCCGCCAGCTGACCTTTGTAGGCGTCCTCAAGGCCAAAATTGAACACCTGTCCATTGCCGAGATCAAACTCAACAGCTTCAAGGTCATCCAGTTCATCGACCATATCGTTCACCCACTCTTCAGTGACGAAAGATTCTGGCTCTTGACTTTCGCTAAACTGCGGAGCTGCGTAACCGTCTCTCAATTCTGAGATAGATCTACGCGCAGCTTCAGCGTCCATCTTGAGTTGCAACTGCGAGAGCTTAATCTCCTCCTCTGTGTGCAGATTCGAATCCAACTTGTACTTGGAAGAAACCAAGGTTTGAATCTCTTCTTGAGAAAGGTTGGGGTACTGGGAGTTCATGTCTACGGTAATCGCCGTCATGTCGTCCATTTCGGAAGCATTAAGCGACTGATAGACGAACCAATCCTGTGGGTTCCGCCCTGTCTCAGAAACAAACCTTGCGATGGCTTCTACGCGCTCATCAAGTTGTGCCTCTTGTTGCGTGTTGAGTTGATCGAAATTGTCAATCGACATCCCCAGCCTTTCGCTTAGGTATTCGAGGACAGAGGCTTCGAGCTCCTCATCACTAATTTCTTCTTCATAAGCTTCAGGCTCATATTCTTCCTGAGGCTGTTCTGGTGCTTGCTCCTGTACTTCTTCTACAGGTGCAGGCTCTTCTACCTCTTGCGGTTCTGGCTGCTCTTCAGGCTGAGATTCAGCTTGCTGAGATGCCACCACTTCAGAGGGGTCAGCAAAGCTCCAGTTTGAGAGGTCTTCGCCTTGGGGTTGATTCAATTCAGTATTTTCCATAATAAATTATTTGTCGTAGTATGCAAGCACCTCCTGGTCGGTTCCAGAACCTCCAAGATTGATTGCGGTAAATCGACCAAAGATGGTAGCTCCCTGAGGAATGGTAGATGGATAAGCGTACTTGTCGCTCTCCACTGCTGTACCTGCCTCAAGGTCAACACCAGCTGTGATCGCCGTGATGGCAGCAAAGACTCGACCGCTTCCAGCCGTGACAGTTCCGTCACTACTAACGATCTTTTCTGCTCCGTATTGGCCCATGGCCACTTGATGTGGATTATTCATATTGCAAATATAAGAAAGTCAATGTTATGGGTTGGAGCTCAGAACTTGGCTAGTAGAAGGCATAGTGTTTGACGTATCATAATCAATGATAGTTGACACGTAAACGTACTTACTCCCTCCGAACAAGCTCGTGGAGCACTGAATAGATATGGCCAACAGGTCTCCAGCCTCGAAATGCTGAGCGTCGTCAAATACAAAGTGAATACTTCTGTGATCGTCTGTAGTGGCTACAGCCACCGTCTCTGTTTCTTCTGTGGTCCACAACCCAGAGTTAAACAGCCCTGTGTTGCCTGTATTGATTGTGTGGACACCTACGGTCATGTTGCCTGACGTGCCAGTAATTGCTGGTATTCTGATAGAAACAGACCTTACCTTGCCATCAAAAGGCATGAACATAGCAGCCTCCTCTTGATAGATCGTAGTCTGTTCGTTGATGTCCTTAAACGGCAAGTAGTGCTTCGTGGTGCCGATGTTGTCCAAAAAGCTTTGAGAGTACACCTGAGTTAGCGTTGTGCTACCACCAGCATCCTCAAATCGCAATCCCCCACTTCCGTCTGTTGTTAACACTTGCCCATCTGTTCCGTCTGCAGAAGGAAGAGTAAAGGTCGTGTTTGTCGTAATGCTATCAGCCGCTTTGATCTCCGTGTAGTTAGATCCATTAGTCGGAATCTCAAGCATTCTGATTTTACCCGCAGCTGTCTTTGCCTTTACTATCGTCAGTGCATTTAGATCAAGGGCATCTGTAGCGTCTGTGTACGAGAATTTAGCGACGGCACCGTCTTTGATCTCAAAGTTGTTGCCGTTGGTGTCGATCACTCTGTTGCCAGAGAGCGTGACATCCGTGTCATCAAGAGTCGTATCTGTGTCTGTGGTCTGGTCAACGAACGAAAGGTTACCGCTGCCGTCCGTCTTGATCACCTGGCCTGAGTTACCGTCTTCAGAGGGCAGTCTGAACTCCACATCTTCAGAAAGGTTTCCGCTCGGCGCCTTTAGGATAACCCCAGACGTACCTCCTTGTGAAGCCTCTCTGAGCTTGATCTCACCGCCAGTGCTTTCGTCGAATCTAACAGGAGCACCAAAGATCCACTCGTCAGCACTGTCGTCATACTGCAGCTTGCTAACCAGGCCATCCTTGAAGTTCAGGTCGTTGCCATTCATGTTGACAGACCTCGTGCCAGACAATGTCATGTCTGTATTCCCGATGTTTGTGTTCGTGTCTGTCGGGATCGTGGGCAGGTTGCTAAGGTCATTGTAGTCACCGCTGGTGGCGACAGTAGCAAGGGATGGCTTGCTGGTTAGGTCGTCGTAGTCACCGCTAAATCCATCAATAGTGATGGTAGTACCGTTAGTTCTTGTTGTGGTAATTCCAGTACCTCCAGCAAGCTTTACACTTGTGTGCTGCGTTAGACTGTTTTGGAGTGTTTCCGTGAGTCTAATCTGAACAGGGTTTTGACCAGCTGGAGTCGTTAGTGTGGTGTTGATCACCTCAGTGTCGGGGATGTTCGTGACCTTGAACTTTCCGCTGTCCATGACCAAGTACAGCTTCTTTCCCGCTGTCTTGTCGAGGCTGGCATCCTCAATTACATCTCCAATGTTGGCGATGCTAGTGCCTGGATTGAGGAAGTCGCTGTTAAGGTTGCTTACAGTCAGATCCCTAGTGGATCCAATCTGAGTTCCGTCACCATCTACAATCCTGGTGTAATCTGCAATGTCGATAAGAACCTTGCTGTCTTCCGATCTAGTCACCTTGACCGAGTCTGTGCCTTGTGTTCCGTTAGAAGCAACGAAGTCTCCGTCAGCATCGCCAACGAAAGTGGTGTACGGCAAAACAATAGTTACACTGTTCTGCTTTGTTATGAATTTAATGTCACTCATTATGGCTGAACGTCTAGTCTTAACCGAAGACTGTTGATCTTAAAGTCTGTAATGTTTCCATAGTAATCTGTAAGCTCGTACCTTACAGTCAGCTTTGCTGCGCCCTGAATAGACTCTGGAATTTGTACATTAATCGGAGCCACGTTAAGGGTAAACGCTGTATTTGGCGCTTGGTCCAAAGCTATAAGTCCATCACCGCCTGACGGTGCATACGGGAACACATTAAAAGTATCAATAAGCGTATTTGAACTGTTATAGCCCTTGATCTCCACCTTGAATATAAACGCTAAACCATCGGTGTCTCCAGTCATCTCTAGGGATGTGTTTTCAAGAACAAACTTCTTGCTAGGGAAGGCGCTAAGCAGCAACCCCCCATATCCCTCTGCACCATTACCAGCTCCGTCTGTAAACTCTATAAGACCTGTACCGTTGTTTACACTTACACTAAACGCAGCGTCAGAAGGAGATAGAGAGCTAGTGCTAAACGTAAGAACCTCACCTCCAGATATTCCAAAGTCTTGATCTGGATCAAACGATAGCCGAGTTACCTCAACAAGGTTGTCCTCGATGGTTGTCCCTGTACCAAACTCTGTGAGGAAGGTCAGCAAGTCTGAAGTACTTACGAAACCGTCTCCGTCAAAGTCTCCGAGCTGGCCTGTCGAACTGCTGTACATCTCTGCAGATCCATTGCCCAAAGCGATCTCCTGATTGATTAAGCTTACTGTCAAGGCTCCAGCAAGATCTTCAAACTTGAGTCTGTTGTGGATATCGTTGTCTGCGTCGTGGACGGGGAAGTAAAACTTAGCTGCTCCTGTCGCCCCTGTGTAGACAGCCTCAGGGATGTATCCTGGATCGTCAATCAGACCAAAGTCTGTAGGATCAACGTCTGGCAGATCCTCAATCTTAATAGCAGATACGTCAGAGTTCGTGGCCGCTACAAGGAACGAGTTGTCCATTGACGGCGCTGCAAACGTAAAGCCTGGGCCTGTGTCGCCCTGAAGGCCAGACGCACCAGTGTTACCCTGGGGTCCAGTGTCTCCTACACCAGTCGCACCAGTATTTCCGACAGCTCCAGTATCTCCTTTAAGCCCTGGATATCCAGTAGCCCCCTGAGGACCTGTGTCGCCGCTAAATGCAAAGGTTACAGTAAAGTTGTAAGTAACCCCGTCTTGATAGGGGCTGATTAGAACTCCCGAACTATCTCCAAAAACCCTTTGAATAGGAACGCTGATTCGCGATGAGGCGAGTGTCTCAAAAGTACCCGTGAGCTCATACTTGTCGTAGCCCGAGTTACCCTCCTTCACCACATGAATACGAACTTGATGATAGTTTGCATCCGTTATGTAGTCAGAAGTTAACACAGTACCTAACCCACTTGATTTTAGAAGGATAAGGTTTGCTACAACGTTTCCGTTAGTTGTGGGGTTATCATCCGAGTCTGTAAGGTAGAACTCTGAAGACTCTGGAGTGCTATCGTCACCATCGTAGACGAGACCAACTGTGAAGCTGTTTGTCGGCAACACTGGGCCTGTAGCTCCTGTGTCACCAGTCTCGCCCGCTGCTCCGTAAGCATAGTTGAAGCAGACATTAAACTCCTGCTCAACAATCGTTGAGCTTACACCAGAAGAGGGGTAAACAGGAATGCTAGTGTCAAATGTCCCATAGTCTACAGGGACTCCTGTAAGATCATACCCTACAGTAGTGTCGTTGGTGGTTGCCTGCAGAGATATTGTGACTCGATCGTAGTTGGTTTCGTCGATGGTGCTCAAGAACGAAGAGATCGCCATTTTTGAGAACCTGAGGAACCTTACGTTGCCGTAGAAATCAGCGGCTGTAGTGTTGTCGCTCTCGAAAGCCTTGAACTCTCCTGAATCGACAATAGCCGTAAATTCATCAATCAGGTCCAGGGTGATGCAACCACCGATTGGACCAGCTGGCCCTGTAGCACCTGTCGCTCCTGATCCTCCAGAAGCGCCAGACGCACCAGTATCACCCGCAGGACCCTCAAGCCCTGTCGCTCCAGTGTCGCCAACAGGACCTTGGATGCCTGTAGCTCCTGTATCACCAGCAACGCCAGAAGCTCCAGTGTTGCCTACAGACCCAGTATCTCCCTTCAATCCAGAAGCACCAGTATTACCAGTAAGTCCTTGAGGACCAGTATCACCAGTGACTCCAGAGGATCCAGTATTACCAGTAAGTCCCTGAGGACCTGTGTCGCCAACAGACCCAGTGTCCCCTTTGAGTCCTGATGCACCAGTGTTTCCTGTCTGACCCTGTAATCCAGTATCTCCGACAACACCTGTATCACCCTTCAATCCAGAAGCCCCAGTAGGTCCTTGGGAGCCTGTGTCTCCAGTAAGTCCAGAAGCACCAGTATTACCAGTGACACCAGAAGAACCAGTGTTTCCAGTAAGGCCTTGAGCGCCTGTGTCCCCAACAACGCCCGTGTCTCCTTGAGGTCCTTCGAGTCCAGAAGCCCCAGTAGGACCCTGGATACCCGTGTCTCCTGTGACACCAGAAGCACCAGTGTTACCAGTTACACCTGAAGAACCCGTGTTGCCTACAGCTCCTGTATCTCCTTTAGGTCCCTGAATACCTGTAGCTCCAGTGTCGCCGCTAGCCCCTTGTATTCCGCTAGCACCTGTGTTGCCCGTGAGGCCCTGGGCTCCTGTATCTCCTGTCAATCCAGAGGAACCAGTATTGCCCACAGCGCCTGTGTCCCCCTTAGGACCCTGAATACCAGTGGCTCCAGTGTCACCTTGATCACCCTTGAGTCCAGTCGACCCAGTGTCGCCGACAGGCCCTTGAATACCTGTAGCTCCAGTGTCTCCAGTAGGTCCTTGGATACCTGTAGCTCCCGTGTCTCCCTTCGGTCCTGGCTCTCCAGTATTTCCTACCTGACCCTGAACACCTGTGTCTCCCTTAGGGCCCTCAAGTCCAGATGCGCCAGTAGGACCTTCGATGCCAGTGTCTCCTTTAGGTCCTTGGATACCAGTTGAACCTGTGTCTCCTTGGCCTCCTTGAGCCCCTGTATCTCCCTTAGGTCCTTGAATACCTGTGGCCCCTGTATCTCCTGTAGGGCCTTGAATGCCTGTACTTCCAGTGTCACCAACAGGTCCTTGGATTCCAGTAGACCCTGTGTCTCCAATAGGTCCCTGAATGCCTGTAGCTCCCGTGTCTCCTTCTGGTCCCTGAATGCCAGTACTGCCTGTGTCCCCTTGTGGGCCTTGGATACCAGTGTTACCTGTGTCGCCTTGAGCGCCCTGCACTCCAGTGTCCCCTTTAGGACCTTGGACGCCTGTAGCACCCGTGTCTCCCTGACCACCCTGCACTCCAGTATCACCGACAGGCCCTTGAATACCAGTGGATCCCGTGTCACCAGTCGCACCTTCTGGACCTTGCAGTCCAGTGGCACCTGTATCTCCAATAGCACCTGTGTCTCCCTTCAGTCCAGAAGCACCTGTGTTTCCTGTTAAGCCTTGAGCTCCAGTATCTCCCTTAGGTCCTTGAGGACCAGTAGCGCCAGTGTCTCCTTCTGGACCTTGAACTCCCGTCGATCCAGTGTCTCCAACAGGTCCTTGAATACCAGTGGCACCTGTGTCACCAGTCGGCCCTTGAATACCAGTAGAACCAGTATCACCAACAACCCCCTGAACACCTGTGTCACCCTGGTCTCCCTTAACACCAGTCGATCCAGTATCACCTTTAGGACCCTGAATGCCCGTACTTCCCGTGTCACCTACGGGACCCTGGATACCTGTGCTTCCTGTATCTCCAACAGGACCTTGGATACCTGTGTTTCCAGTGTCACCAACAGGCCCTTGAATGCCCGTACTTCCTGTGTCACCCTGCGGTCCTGCTGGTCCCTCAATTCCTGTAGCTCCAGTGTCTCCAATAGGACCAGTATCTCCCTCTGGACCCTGGATGCCTGTCGCTCCAGTATCACCTTCTGGACCCTGGATGCCTGTTGCACCTGTGTCTCCAGTAGGACCTTGAACGCCAGTAGATCCAGTATCCCCTTGAGGACCCTGAATTCCAGTGTCTCCAGTGAGACCTGTATTTCCAGTGGAACCCTGAATACCCGTGTCGCCCTTAGGGCCTTGAATACCAGTGGCTCCAGTATCACCTTGGTCGCCCTTAACACCAGTAGCCCCAGTATCACCAGATGGACCCTGCAGTCCAGTGCTACCAGTATCTCCAATAGCTCCAGAGGGACCTGTTTGTCCTACAGGCCCCTCAGGCCCAGTAGAGCCTGTATCGCCCAAGGCTCCTGTGTCACCCTTAGGTCCCTGGATACCTGTATCACCAGTTGCACCCTGAAGACCAGTGGCACCTGTGTCGCCTTGGCCTCCTTGAATGCCAGTATCACCAACAGGACCTTGGATACCTGTAGCTCCTGTATCACCTGACGGTCCCTGGATACCTGTACTTCCAGTGTCTCCAGATGGTCCTTGCAGACCTGTTGAACCAGTATCACCGATCAGTCCAGAGGCACCTGTTGGCCCTTGAATACCCGTGTCACCCTTAGGTCCTTGAATTCCTGTAGCGCCTGTATCGCCTTGATCGCCCTTCAAGCCAGTAGCCCCAGTATCCCCTTCAGGACCCTGAATTCCTGTGGCTCCTGTATCACCTGTTGGTCCTTGAATACCTGTGGCACCAGTATCCCCTTCAGGACCTTGAACGCCCGTATTGCCTGTATCTCCAACAGGGCCTTGAATACCAGTCGATCCAGTGTCACCGATCGGTCCTTGGACGCCAGTATTACCCGTATCTCCAGTAAGCCCTTGAGGCCCAGTGTCTCCCTTAGGACCCTCAAGACCAGTAGCACCTGTATCCCCCTCGGGTCCTTGGATACCAGTAGCTCCAGTATCGCCAGACGGACCCTGAATACCAGTAGATCCAGTATCGCCTACAGGGCCCTGGAGTCCAGTAGAACCAGTGTCACCCTGCGGGCCTTGAACTCCCGTGTTACCCGTGTCACCAATAGGGCCTTGGATACCTGTGGCGCCAGTGTCGCCCTGATCACCCTTAGGCCCTGTCGCACCAGTATCTCCATCTGGGCCTGTTGGACCAGAAGGTCCTTGATTACCCTGAGGTCCAGTGGATCCCGTATCTCCAGAAAGACCAGTTGCACCAGTATCTCCGTCGTTTCCAGACACACCCACGCTGACCAAAACAACAGCATCATCAGCAAGAGAGCTAGCAGTCCCGAAAAGGGATGTGACATTAAGCTTCTTGTGGTATGTGTAGTCTGTTACAGAATTAACTCTGAATATGTGCCTTATAGACGGAGAGCCCTCCTTCTCAAAGTGAATAAGGAAGGGGAGAGACAAGTTGTCGATTCCAGAGGCAAAAGACCTAAGGTCAAGATCAGTATCGTCTATAGCAATGAAGCTGTTGCTGCTGCTTCCAAATGAAGACTCAGTGCCGAAATATCCTCCAAGAGAGTTGATTCCTCCCAGGGGTGGCTCTACACCTCCGTCATTGTTTACGCCACCATCATAGTCAGCGTCGTACTTAAATCTAAAGTGATGGCCAGTCTTTCCTGTAGCACCAGTGCTTCCTGTATTGCCTTGAGCCCCAGTGTCACCTGTAGGGCCCTGGATGCCCGTTGATCCAGTGTCACCTGTAGGGCCCGCTGGACCTTCAAGCCCAGTAGCTCCCGTGTCACCCAATGGACCCTGAATACCTGTGGCTCCCGTGTCTCCTTCGGGGCCTTGTATTCCTGTGTTACCCGTATCTCCGATTGGGCCCTGAAGACCTGTCGAACCAGTGTCACCCAATGGGCCTTGAATACCTGTAGCTCCTGTGTCACCAGTAGCCCCCTGGCCTCCTGTTGCACCTGTATCTCCAGAAGCTCCCTGGATGCCTGTAGCCCCTGTGTCACCTGTAGGTCCCTGAATTCCTGTGGCCCCTGTGTCACCCTGTCCGCCTTGAACACCAGTGTCACCTTGGGCTCCTGTGTCGCCAGTAGCGCCTTGACCACCTGTAGCTCCAGTGTCTCCTGATGGCCCCTGGATGCCTGTGGCACCAGTGTCACCTTGAGCGCCAGTATCACCTGTAGCTCCTTGACCTCCTGTCGAGCCTGTGTCACCCTGAGGGCCTTCAAGACCAGAGGCTCCAGTCGGACCCATAACTCCAGTATTACCCGAAGCTCCATGGACACCTGTATCACCAACAGGCCCCTGGATGCCAGTGGCTCCTGTGTCACCCTGAGGACCAGTGTCTCCTTGAGGGCCTTGCGGTCCAGTTGATCCAGTGTCACCAATCCTTCCTTGAGGACCAGTGTCACCTTGGGGCCCAGTATCGCCAACGCCTGTGTCACCCTGAGCGCCAGTATCACCTGTAGCTCCAACTCCACCCGTAGCTCCTGTATCACCTGAAGGACCCTGAATACCCGTAGCGCCAGTGTCACCCTCAGGTCCCTGAATTCCAGTAGCACCTGTATCTCCGCTTGGACCTTGAATACCAGTTGATCCAGTGTCTCCTAATGGTCCTTGAACTCCAGTGTCTCCAGACGGACCCTGAATGCCTGTACTACCTGTGTCACCTGTAGGTCCTGCTGGACCTTCAATTCCAGTAGCTCCAGTATCACCAAAGGCACCTGTGTCACCAACAGGTCCTTGAATGCCAGTAGCTCCAGTATCTCCCTGGCCACCTTGAATACCTGTGTCTCCCTGACCACCCTGGACACCAGTGTCGCCCTGATCACCTTTAGGTCCTGTCGATCCAGTGTCACCCTGTACCCCCGTGTTACCAGTCAGACCCTGCGATCCAGTGTCACCCACAGGTCCCTGTACACCAGTGTCACCCTGAACGCCAGTGTCGCCCGTAGATCCTTGCTGACCCGTAGCCCCTGTATCACCTTGAGGCCCTTTATTCCCTGTGGCCCCCGTATCGCCAGAAGGTCCCTGAATACCAGTAGCCCCTGTATCTCCTAATCCTGTGTCCCCCTGGGAGCCACTAGCTCCTGTAGGCCCCTGAGATCCAGTGTCACCTGAAGGACCCTGAAGTCCAGTAGCTCCTGTGTCGCCCGTAGCTCCAGTCGGACCTGTGGCTCCAGAACCTCCAATAGGACCAGTTGGACCGCTGAATCCTTGAATACCACTACTTCCTGTATCCCCGATAGGACCTTGAATACCAGTAGCGCCTGTATCTCCCTCTGGGCCTTGAATGCCCGTGCTTCCAGTGTCTCCTATTCTGCCCTGTACACCAGTGTCACCTTGAGCGCCCGTGTCTCCCTGAGGGCCTATGACTCCCGTGTCTCCTTGAGATCCAGTATCTCCTTGAGCTCCTGTGTCGCCGATCGGTCCTTGAATACCAGTAGCCCCAGTGTCTCCCTGAGGGCCTGTATCACCTTGAGTACCCTGGACACCTGTGTCTCCAACAGGGCCCTGAATACCTGTAGCCCCAGTGTCTCCGATGCCAGTGTCACCTGCAGGCCCTTGAATACCTGTATTTCCCTGAGCTCCTGTGTCACCCGTGGGGCCTGCTGGACCTTCGAGTCCAGTAGCACCTGTATCGCCTGTGAGTCCTGTAGGACCCGTGTCTCCCTGTACACCAGTATCACCCTGAACTCCCGAAGCGCCTGTATTACCTGTCTGACCCTGAGCTCCCGTGTCACCCTGAGCTCCTGTATCCCCCTGAGCTCCTGTGCTGCCCTGAGCTCCTGTGTCACCAATTCTTCCCTGAATGCCAGTGTCACCCTGCACTCCCGTGTCTCCTTGAGCACCCTGGACACCCGTGTCTCCGATTGCCCCTTGAGGGCCAGTATCCCCAACACCAGTGTCGCCGACAGGACCCTGAATACCAGTATTACCCTGAGCGCCTGTGTCACCTATCCTACCCTGAGGTCCAGTGTCGCCTTGTGATCCCGTAGAACCTTGAGAGCCCGTGTCCCCCACAGGACCCTGAATACCAGTAGCTCCTGTGTCTCCAACACCAGTAGCACCCGTGTCTCCTGCAGGACCCTCCAGTCCAGTTGCTCCAGTATCGCCTTGAGCACCTGTATCTCCAGTAGCTCCCTGAACACCAGAAGCACCTGTATCCCCTACACCTGTATCGCCTTGAGCGCCTGTGTCTCCAGTAGCTCCCTGAACGCCAGAGGCGCCTGTGTCCCCGCTAACTCCAGTATCTCCTTGCAGGCCTGTGGCTCCAGTATCCCCTTGAGATCCAGTATCCCCCTTGAGGCCCGAAGCTCCAATAGCTCCAGTATCCCCCTGCACACCCGTGTCTCCTTTAGCTCCCTGAACGCCAGTGTCACCTCTTTCACCAGTGGCACCCGTGTCGCCATGATCGCCACTAGCGCCTGTATCTCCCTTGACACCAGTCGCTCCTGTATCACCAGCAAGACCCGAAGCACCCGTAGCTCCTGTATCTCCTACTCCTCCATCTGGGCCAGGAGCACCTGTAGGGCCTCTTTGGCCCATAGCCCCAACCGCAGACACGACCGCAGTAATGGGCGTACCAGCAGAGACGGACAGCATATTGACAGACTGAGTCTGAACATTTACTGTCTGGTTCTTTTGAGTAACAACAGTCTTAGGCGCGTTACCTGACGCACCCTTGACTTGAATCGTTCCAGAAGTCTTGGCAGGTTGATTTACAGTGAGTGTTGGAGCAGCGCTAACCGAAACACTAACCGTAGTCTTTTTACCAGTTACGACAACTTTATTAGGCGTTGTCTGTGACATCCTCTCTTACCTCAAATGTTCCTGTCAAGTAAGTAGTGATAGTGCCTGTAGCACCAGCAGAAGCGTACTGAACGTCATAGACATAGAGGCCAGCATCGATTTCATCCATGTTGTCCCCACTATTTGAGATGGTCATCTTTTGAGAAGACTCGTCGACAGCGATACTCATTGCATTCACTGAAGGAAGAGCCAGAGCAGAGGCATCATCAGTCTCTCTGATATCCATAGAGTAAAGAGCCTCTTGAATGCTGGCCCCAGCGAGACCTGCGTTTGAGTCAAACTGCACTACGAGTTCGAAGCTGTCCCCTTTTCTGCAGATGATGTCAAGTCTTGCAGCCGTATCTAAGTTTACTGTAGGCATTATTGTCTGATGATGTTGTTTACGATTTCATCGGTGGATGGCTCGCTATCTCCGCCTTCCAACTCTTCTCTTTCTCCTTGTCTTTGAGAGATCAGCTTGCTCTGTTCGACAGCCTGCTTCTGAACTCTCTCGTCTTTTCTATCCTCCTTGAGCACCTCAAGCTTCTCTTTGAACTCTTGCTCCTCTGTTCTGAATCCGAGGGTGGCCTGAGCTCTAATCATTTCGATCTCCTTGCGCATCTCGTGCTCCATCTGCATACGCTGCATTTCAAGCTGGTGCTTCATCTGAACCATCTGAGCTTCGGTTTGAGCTTGCATCTGAGACTCCTGAGCCTTGAGCTGGGCTGCCTGCTGTGCAGACTGCTGCTGAATCTGAGCCTGCATCTGAGAGTTCTGCTGAGCCATCTTCTGGTTTCTAGCGATACGCTTTTTACGGCGCACGATCAACAGACGCTCAGCCTGATTGATGTCTTTGAGCTGTCTAATTGCAATCGCATCTTCGATGTCCAACTCTTTCTGAGCAAGGGATGCTTGGATGTTTTGCTCCAAGTATTGCTTCTCGATCTCCTCCATCTCCTTCACTACGTGAACTCCGAAGTTAAACATGACGAGATCCTTGAATGCATTCAGGACCTTCATGTTCTCCTCTCCGATGGCATTTGTGTACGCCTTGTAGATCACAGACTGCTTTGGCAGGATCTGTAAGCACTTGACGATGTCTGCACAAACCTTCTTGAACAACACCATGGATGAGTTCGTGATGTCGTAGATCGCATTGTTTCCTGCAGCGATAGCTTGCTGACGAACACCGACAAGCTGCTCACCTTTAGGAGTAGTACCATCCATTGCCTCGTTGATTCCCGTGGTGTCACGGATCATGCGGAGGTAGTGGTTGTACAGAGCGATGAACTCGTTGATGTTGCGAACAGAGTTTCCGATCTCACGGATTGGAGGGTTCTGGAATCCACCCTCTGGGTTCTTGCTTCTGTAGTAGAAGACACCAGTCTGCTCGTAGATGTCATGCAACTCAAGAGGCTGAAGCTCACCGCCCTTACCGAGCTGAACGTTCTCCAGTCCCTCGATGTCAATGATGATCCCGTCAGGCTTCGCCTTGGCTACCGCCTGCTGAATCTTGAGGTGAGTCAACTGAAGCTGATCCGCAAACCCGATGCAGCTGTCGACCATAGACTTAGGGATCATGTTCTCCAAGTTGGTCGCAACGATGGAGTATGAAAGGCTAGCTCTGGAGAGGTCGTGAATGTTCTTAGGGATGTTAGTCTTGATCCCGTAGTTGATCACGTAGTCACAGCCCATGAGGTAGATGCCACCGTAAACGGTTTCAACCTCCAGACTAGAAGACTTCCTCTCAAACACAGAGTTGGTCGGAGCCTTGTAGCCCTCTGGCTTCTTGTAGAAACCTTCGTTGCCGTACTTGCTCTTCTTGCTCTCGTAGCTCATCCTGTCTACAGACTTGAACTCAAAATCAAGGATCTCCAACATGTACTGGTCGTACCCGTACCTAGTTTGATTCAGGTGCTTGTCGTAAGAGGTGCTGTACATGTCCGTGGTGTCGTACTTGTACTTCTTTGCAACCTTCTCTGCAATCTTCTGAAACTCTTCTTCTTCGATCTGACCGTTGGCCATGCGCTTCAACTCCTGAATAGAGATGCGGCGAACTTCACCAGCGTAGATAAGATCGCCAAAGTTGGGGTCCTCGGTGTGGCTGTGGATGAGCCTGGCTGGATCGACGTATCTAGTCTTGATCCCGTAGTTAGGATCATTGCTTCTCTTGACAGCAGCAATACCAATCGAAACCAAGTCGTTCACACATCGTCTGTACACGGAATCATTGAAGTCATTCCACTTCAAGGTCATGTTCGTTGCAATCTGAGCGGCAATCTCAGATGACGACTTGATGTTGTTGTCCATGAAGATCTCCGCCTCCTCAAGAGTGTCTGGCAAGTTCTCTACGTCTCCGATGTCTACGCCAGTCTTTTCTTGGATTCTCTTGAGCTGCTGCTTGTTCTTCACAAGGGCAGTAGTCTTTCTTCTCTCCTTTTCTTTTTCTGAAGAAGACAAGGGGTCAACCGCCTCAAGGTTTGGATACGGCTCAGTAGACAGAATCTTGTTTGTTACAATCCGAACAAACTTCGGGAGAATCGGCACTGGGGTAAAGTCCAGGTTCAAGAAGCTGCCATCGCCGTTGCTCGGATCCATACTGGTCAGGAGCTGTCGGTAGATCGCAGTGTCTTGGGTGCCGTTGGCATACGCCCTATTTCTGTCAAACACCTTGCTGCGCTTGCGCATCAGCGAGTTGTCTTGTTCGATAGATCCCCACTGACTTGCAATAGCCTTAGCGTATTTCAAGCCGTACTCTCTGCTTTCCTTTACAGACCTGGGCTGCAGAGGATCAGGGAATCCAGTTTTGTTTTTGTGTTGCTTGCCGTACATCTAATTGCAAATATAGCAAAATCAGGAGTGCCACTGTTTCGGCTTGTATTTGCGGAAGAACTTCTTTTCGGTGAAGTCCGACTTGGGCTTTTCCGCCTTGGCTTTTTGAGCTGCAAGAAGAGCAAGTCCAGAACTGATGGTCAAGTCAAACTTGGTTCTGTTTGTAATCTTGTACCCAATCCAATCCTCCAAGGTCCTGTTGAAGTACATGTTGCCCACCTCGTCAGTCTCTGCCTTCAGTCCGACGTGATCGTGTATGTACGTCTCAATCGCGTGAGCGTGAGACTGAATGACGTCTGTAGAGTTTGACGGGATGCCCTTTGTCTTTACGCTAACCTTTGAGCTAGACGACGTGAGGTGCGCTGGCCTGTCCAGAAGATACTCGTCATACCCCCTGGACTCAAAGTACCTTACGATACCATATTTGTTATTCTCTACAAGAAGTGGGTATCCGTAGTAGAAGGCGGCCATGAGCACGTCTTCATAGAAGATGCTTGCAAGGTCTGGCCTTGATGCGTACTCAACGACAAACATGTTTGACGGAGCGTGCATGTTAAACTTATTGTAGAGATGAAGAGCTCCCTTCGAGCCTCTTCCATCCACTGTCTGGTCAAGGTCATAAGAGTCAACACCTCCAACACCAATATGGCTATTACCAGGTTTCTTTTTGCCTCGGTACTCAATGACCTTATTCCTATCCTGCGCATCTGGGTGCCAAGATACTCTGAATCTGCCATTTGGGTTTGGAGAGAAGATAACCTCCTTGTCCTTCTCCTTCCACATGAAGTTACCCCTGACTACAGGGTTGGGGAACATGTTGTTGTTCCAGTCTATCTGCTGATAGATCTTGCCGATGTTGAACAGACTCCCCTCAATACTATCACGGAAGGCTTCGTCCTCAGTAAACGGAAACTGTCTGACGACCTCATTGAGTTCTGACGGGTCGTTCTTTAGGCTGTCCCTCTCGTTCTTGAGGTACGTCTTGGACCCAACATCGATGTGCTCACCGTCAATGCCGCGCACGGCACTGTCTGGGTCTTCTGTAACTGCATTGCCATACTCATCAAAGAACCCCTCCAGGGCGTCGTAAGCTGGTATAAATATGCGATAGAGGCCGCTTTTAGTCCGACCGTTTGCATTGCGTTCATGTGGATTCGAATCTTCCCATAGGGTCTTATACTCTTCCCCACCTTTGTCCATGGGGTTCACTGTACTCCCTACAAGAGCCTTGCCAATGATGCGTCGACCGACAATAAGGCAGGTTCTTTCAATTCGCCACGCCTCTCTAATATCGACTGGCTTCTCCCACTTCCCTGCCTCGTCAAGGTAAAGCATGTGCAGCTTCTCCCCGTCATAGGCGTTGTTGGTGGTGTTCTTCCAGTTGATGATGGTGTTCAGTGCATCACCAGCTCTGGAGGTCTTGTTGTTCTTCGTGATGCGCTTTGATGGCTCACGGAATGCCAGCTCCATGCGAGGGTTCGTGGTACCGTCCTGGATCGGCTTGAAGAAGAATGGATATGACTTGAAGATCGGAACGACCTTCTTCATGAAGATGTTCTCTTGTGAGTCTTTACCAGTCTTCGACTGTATTCCAAGCAGCTTGTCTTTAACCTGCGTAGCTTCGTCGACAAGTACAGAAGCACAGATATTAGTGTACCCA